TCACCCCGTCGACCGCAGCCCGCCCCGGATCGACCCGCCCTCGCCGAGGACCAGGGTCATCGCCGCGGTGATCGCGTCGGCCGCCGGGCCGTGCAGCTGGTGGGCATAGGTCTTCATCGTGACCGCCGGGTCGTGGCCGAGGATCATCGCGACGGTCTCGCGGGTGACGCCGGCCATCAGCAGCAGGCTGGCGGCGCCGTGGCGCATGTCGTGCAGCCGAATCCGGGGCAGGCCGAGCTCCTCGCACAGCTCACCGTGGCGCTTCGTCACCCAGTCCGGGCGCAGCGCGTCACCGTTCGCCTGGCAGAACGCCAGGCCATGGTCGCGGTAGGGCAGGTCCTCGTCCCGCCAGGCCTTGATGTGCTCGTCCTGCCGGGCGAAGTGCGCGGCCAGGGATGCCGGGATCGTGCCGACCAGGGGCTGCCACCGCTCGCCCCGCTCACCCTTCGTGCCGAGCTCACCGGTCAGCTCGAGACCCTTGATCTGCCAGCCGCGGTGGACTCCCCCACACAGCGCGCAGTCCTGCGGACCGGCCAGGTCGGACACAGTCTGATGGATCTCGAATCCCTTCCGGGCGCTGGTGAGGTCGATGTCGGAGCGGGCGATCCCGATGAGCTCACCGCGGCGCTGGCCGTAGAACGTAGCGATCTCCCACATGGCCTCCAGGTCGTCACCCTGGACCCCTGCAAGGAACTTCGCGGCGTCCTCCGGTTCCCAGGCTTTGCCCCGGCGGGGCCGGACCGTGGGGATCGAGTCCAGCTCTCCGCGAGCATGATTGACCTGGATCCGGCCCTGCCGCTGGGCAGCGGACAGGCAGGAGCGCAGGGTCCGCCGGTAGGAGTCGAGGGTTCCTGGCTCACGTTTCGCAACGCGTCGCCCGCCGTTACTCCGGACCTCAGCTGGCTTCCCGCCGTGGGCTCCACAGAAGTCGCCGCCCCAGACCTTCCAGTTCTTGCAAGGCTCCCCGTTGTCCTTGATCTGCGGGCACTTCTCGCGCCCCTCGGCGGCCAGCTCGTCACGCGAGGGCAGCGACCCATGGTCAGGGTGGACGGCTCGGCGGAGCATCGTGTCGATGTCGCGGCGGCGGATATCACGCAGCCGCTCGTCGCCCAGGGCGGGGCGCAGGACGTTCTCGATATGGGACCGGTACGTGGTCAGGGTCCGCTTCGCTCGACCCTTCTCGGCCAGCTGCGCGAGCCAGAGGTCGAACCACTGGCCCAGGGTCATGCCCTCGTCGTCGGCGTAGGTCCCGGCACCGATGGACGCGAGGTGCTTGGTCAGCGCGTCCTGAGCGTCGTCGCGGATCCGGAAGCCGCCCTTGTTGACCTGGCGGCGCCGGCCGGTGCGGGTGTTCTTCTCGCCATCGGCGCGGAAGTACCAGCTGCCGTGATCCTTCCGGCAGGCGGGGATGCCGTCGACTCCAGTGTTGCCGTGCTCGGCACACCGCTTGTAGGTCTGCCCCTTCATGGCTGCCTTCCGACGGTGTGCGTTAGTCGGTGAGCCCGTACGCGCGGGCCGTGTAGTAGATCGCGCTACTGGTGGCGGACTTGTAGCCCTCGGGGAGCTGATCGATGTAGGACGGGATGGCCTGGGCCCAGGCGGACTTGCCCTTGGGGGGCCGGCTGCCACGGCTGATGGCAACGGCGATGTAGATGACGCTGTCGTCGTCGTCCCAGAGCAGGTGCGCCAGTGCGCGCTCGGTGGAGGTAGCGAGTGCTCCCTTGCGGGGTTCGGTAAGGAGCTCGCTCGCGCTCTGGCGGGTCAGGGCCTTCTTGCCGGTGAGCGGATCGATGGCCTTGTCGGCAAGCCATACGGAGTCCGCCGGGACCGTCGCCTTGTTCCTCTTGGACTGGATGGCATCCAGGAGGAGCTTCGCGAAGTACATCCCTTTATCGTCTGCGCCCGTTTCGGACATAGGCGGATGCTCCCGGCGGTCGGCGTGGTCGTCAAGCCTGCGGGGCGGCTCAATACCCCTGCGGCCTGCCGATGTCAGGCGTCACCTTACTGCCACGCGTTTACAGCGTTCCGGCCGTCGCCGTAAATCACTCCTACGCCCACCAGCCGTGACACACCGTTAAACGTAGGTAGCGGTTTACGCTGGTCAGGTGCTACCTTCGAATCTCGTGAGGACGAGCCCGGAGGAAGGGGGCACTGCGATGGCAGTAACGGCGGCGACCGAAGCGAAGCGGGTCAAGGTCAGGGATCCGGAGACCCTGCGGATCGCCATCAGCAAGAGCGGCTACGCGCCTTCGCGTCTGGCAGCTATCTTGCAGGTCAGGCGCGACACGCTCAGCCAGATCACGTCGGGCCGCATCCGCACCACGGAGACGGTCGCCAAGCAGATCTCGGTTCTGGTTGATCGGGACATCAACGACCTGTTCAAGCTCGACTTTAATCTCCCGGTCGACGACCCGGCTATGCAGATTGCAAGCGCTGCCTGCGCCGGTGTGGCATGACGGGCCGCCAGAAATTCCAGCCCACGCCACGTGCATCCGGCTCCACGACGCGACGGGTGCCGCTTACTGAGGCTGAAGTGCTGGCACTGCCTGCATCGGTGGCCGTCGAGGACGCCGCGAAGGCCCTCAACGTGGGCGAGGACAAGGTCCGGGAAATGCTCGGCGACCCGGAGTCCGGACTGCGACCGGTATCGGGCGTCAGCAGGCCGCTGCGCGCCACTCGCCGGTCGCTGCTGGAGCTGCTGGAGATCCCGTTCTCGGCCGCCGCTCCGGCTCAGCCGGTGCGGGTTGCGTCCTGACGTACGACCGGGCCGCCTGCATCCCCCACACGCCGACCAAGCAGCGGGGACACCGGCGACCCGGGACCGAACAACCACCCAAGAAAGGAGTCGCGCGATGCGACTGATGGTAGAGGAGGCCGCGCCCGTGAGCGCTAGCACCGAGGTAGCACCGATCACCGAGGAGACCGCCCGTCAGGTTGCGGCCCGCGGCCGCCAGGCCATGGAGGACTTCGTCCGAGAGGCCCTGGAGGCACGGGGTGGCCGGCCGATCCGCGCGGTCTACGAACCAGCAGACGCGATGTTCTCGACCGGCTTAACCGTGTTCGCGCTGGCCGACATGGAGCTACGGAGCACCGAGTTCCTGGCCCGGCTGCTGGGCTCGCCGATGGATCGGGTCGGGTTCTGGATGGTCCCGGATGACGTGGACTGCTGGACGGCAGCGGTTCTCAAGGCGGACGGCCAGCGGGACGCTGCCGAGAAGAGTCTTGCGGGTGCCCGATGACCCTCTTCCTGGAGTTCGAGGGCGGCCCGGTGCCGATCAATGAGCTGTCCTGGCTGGAGATCGCCCCATGCGGATGTGCGTGCGGCATCCATGTTGCCGAGTCGGGCAGCGAGGTCATCGCCACCCCCGAGCAGGCATGGGACGCACTCCACTACTTCGAGACGAAGGCCCGTGCAGCGCAGGACAAGAAGGCGGGTTACACCGTTCGTCTCGGGCGCCGCTCGGACGTCAACCTGCTGGTCTCGGACTGTGAGCATGACCCGAAGTGGGGCGTTGTTGTGACGCCCATCCCGGACGGTTACGAGTGGGGCGGACCGAACTACTACTACAAGGCGGCCGACCGGAAGCACCTGGTCAGCGTGGCCCGGGCGGACTTCGACGACAACAGGATGCAGGCCAGCCGCATGACCGCTCTGTGCGGTCGGGAAGGCCCGAACTTCTGGGCCCGCGACCTGGGTGCCCTAGCGGAGTGCACGAACTGCGTCCGAGCTGCTTTAACGATGATCCGGGGAGGGGCCCGATGACCACCACGACCACGACCACCACCACCCGACTCCCGGCGCCGCGCGATGGCGAGCCGGACCAGACCAGCCTGCTCGGCGCCGGCCGGGTCGAGGCCCAGGGCGACGGCAGCAGCCGCTGGTACAACCACCCCGAGACCGGGGCCCCTTACCTATCTGTCACCCACGTCATCGGCGCCGCCACGTCCAAGCCGTGGCTCGCCCCTTGGGCCGCGAAGATCGCCGCCCAGTACGCCGTGGACTTCTCCCAGCACTGGCACGCCACCTTCCGCAAGGACGGCCGGGACGCAGCGGTCAAGGAGATCACCACCACCGCGGCAGCCAACCGCGAGATCAAAGCCGACATCGGGACGTTCGTCCACGACGTCATCGAGGCCATGCTCACCGACGCGCCGACACCCGGGATCCCCGACCACCTGGACGGCCGGATCGTCGAGTGGGACGAAGAACTGATCGTGATCAGCCGGGAGTGGCTGGATCAGATCGTCGACGGGTTCCTCGCTTTCGTCGAGGACTTCCAGTTCGAGCCCGAGGCGGCCGAGTGCACGGTCGCGTCCGATGAGCACCAGGGCGCGGGCACCGTGGACTTCATGGGCCGCCTCGGTGTGACCGGCGAGATCATCGGCGGGGACACCAAGACGGGCGCGCACCTGGGCCGGGAGATGCTCGCCCAGGTCGGTGCCTACGACAAGTTCGACCAGGTGTGGTTGCGCTCCGGGCTCGTCGTTCCTCGGCCGGCCCTGGACGGATGGGCGATCCTGCACCTGCGCCCGTCCTATGCCCGGGGCTACAAGCTGATCCGGGTCACCCGGGCCGAACTGGACTTGGGCTGGGAATGGTGGCTGGCCTGCCGCGCCCAGGTGAGTGTGGCCGAGCAGGTCTCGGACCGGTTCGGTCGGGCGTTCTACCCGCCGCTGCCGGACGGGTCGCAGCCGGCGCCGATGGTCGAGGATCTGCGCTCGGCGCCGGGCTGCTCGCGCGCGGTGAAGCCGCTGGCGAAGGCGAACATCACCTGGCTGTCCGACCTCGCGGTCCTGGACCGGGCCGAGGTGCTGAAGCTGCCGGGCGTGGGTCCGAAGACCGTCGACGCCCTGGCCTCGGTCATGGCCGAGCACAACCTCACGTTCAACGGCGAGCAGAAGAGCGAGGTCGCCTGATGGGGATCCTGGCGCTGCAGAAGCAGGCCGCGCAGGCCGGCCGGATCCGCCTCGGCCACAAGGTGTCCGGGGTGTCGAAGCGAACGAACAAGGCGTACACCCGACCCGCGAAGCTGGAGACGTTCCGGTTCACGACCGGTTCCCGGCACGCCGCCGAGGCGGTGGCTGCCCTGCTGGGTGGTGAGCCGCGGCCGTGGGAGGACGCACCGACGGCAGGGCAGTGGGAGGTGTTCACCGAGCGGTCCGAGGTCGGCGTGATACTTCCGCCGGGGCCGAAGGCGATCGACTCCTGGTACGAGATGTGGCAGCCGAAGATGTGCGTGCGCCGCTGCGACGGAGCGACCGAGCAGATGTCGCAGCAGGCCTGCCCCTGCCCGCCCGACCTCGACCGGCGTGCTGCCGCTGCAGCGCGGGGTGAGGCGTGCAGGATGACGACGCGGATCCAGCTGATGATCCCGGACCTGCCCGGTGTGGGTGTGTGGATGCTGGAGTCGCACGGCTACTACGCGGCGGTCGAGATGACCGGGGTCGCGGAGATGCTGGCGTCGGTGGGTTCCCGGGGGATGACGATCCCGGCGCAGCTGCGGATCGAGCAGCGGGAGCGGCGGATCTATCGAGGCCCGGACTCTGAGCCGGAGCAGCGGTCGTATCCGGTGCCGGTGCTGGAGCCGCTGGTGTCGCTGCGGGACATTCATGCTGCGGTGCTGGAAGGCACGCCGCTGCGAGCGTCGCTGCCCCCGCAGGTGCAGCCGGTCCGGGCGATCACCGCCGCGCCGTCCGGAGCTTCCGTCCCGGCCCAGGCGCCGCGAGCCGTTGAGGCCCTGGCGAACGTTCAGGCCCTGAGCAAGCGGTCAGCCGCTGAGGACCTGGCCCGGCGGGCGCACGCTGCGGGCAGCGTCGATGAGGTCCGCGGGCTGTGGAAGGAAGCCGCGGCCGAGTGGCTGCTGAACGTGGAGGTGGACGTGCCGGACTCCGACGAGGTGTCCGAGCTGAGGGAACTGCTGCTGCGCTATACGGCGGAGCTGGAAACCAGCACGGTGAGCACCCGATGAGCCGGGAACTGGTGCTGGCCGGGCGCCTTACCTCTCGCCAGGAGTCTCTCCTGGACTGCATCACCGCGCTGACCAACCGGTGTGGCCGGCCACCGACGATGCTCGAGGTCGCTGCTGAGCTCGGCATGCGGACCGCTTCAGGCGTGCACTACCAGGTCGATGAGCTGGCCAAGCAGGGCCTGGTTACTCGGGAACCGGGAAAGCCCCGCACACTGCGAGTGGTTCAGCCGGAGCGAGCGACCGGCGAGCCGGACTCATCAGCTCTGCTCACCTGCATGGTGGGTCGGGTTCGGGAGGTGCTGTCGCTCGTTCATGACCCGGACTGCGACAACGCGAGCTTCCGGATGCGGGTCGACCGGATCCTGCGTGGTGAAGTGTGATCCGTTCGGCCTGGATGGGTATCGATCCGGGCCCGTCGTGGACGGGCATCGTGGTCCGTTGCGGGAATGAACTGCTCCAGCACAGGGTCCTGGCTAACACTGGCCGGCACCCCAGGGATCACGGCGTCACCGACGACTACCTGGACACGATCATCCGCTCCGTAAACGAACTGGGCGAATTCTGCGCTGTGCGTGATCTTTCCCTGCGCGTAGCAGTGGAAGGGGTGAGCACGCCCACGGGCCACGCCAAGGGCGGTTTCGTTAAGCCGCGCGACCTGTTGGGTCTGGGGATCATGTTCGGCTGGCTGCGGGGCGTCTGGCCGGATGCCGTAGTGGTCGCACCGAATAGCCATGGCGGTGGGCTACTCGCTGGCTATCCCACCGATCTGGTGACGGATGGCGAACGCCGTCACGGCCTGAATAGGCCCGCGCCGACTTCGGCGCTGATCCGGCATGCACGCAGCGCTTGGGACGTGACGCTCGGGGCCGAGCGCGGCGCCTGGCAGTTGCCGGCCACGGCCGGATACATCAAGGGACTGGGGAAACCCAGGCGCCTGGCTACCGAGCAGAGGCAAACGGCCGAAGCCTGACGCCGGAGCCCAGCGATCGACCGAGGATGCCTTGTGCTCACCATTGCAGGCAGCGGTGTACCTTCGTCGCGTACTGTCTGCACATACCGCTGCTTCGAACTGGCCAAAACGTTGCGGCCCCACCCCTGCCAGGGGGTGGGGCCGCACGGTCAGTCCCGCAGAGCGGCACCAACGGATCACAGAGCGGAGACTCGTGATGAACACCAACGTACCTGCCACGGTACAGATCAGCCTCGACAACAAGACTCGCCCACGCTCCGTGCGGCGCCTGATCGCACAGCCGTCACGCGACTGCACCGTCCACGCCGTCCGTGACCTTCTGGTCAGTGGCGAGAACCCCGATCGGTTGCCCTTCGTGCTCGGGATCCAGCACTACTCGATCCTGGCGTCACTGAACCGGTCCATTGCCCGGGCCCAGGATTGTGGTGACGAGGACTGGGCCGACCTGGTCCGAGCCCTGCGAGCCTGCGTCCTGCGGCCCGGTGGCGCATTATCCCCGGTGGACTGCGCCCGCCGCCGCCGCGAAGCCCTGGCCATCGTCCGGGCATCGGATGCCGCCGACCTCACTGTTCGGGAGGTGGCGTGAGCGCGCTGGAGTTGTTCACCTACGAAGGCATCGAAGTCCGAGTGGTCCTGGCCCTCGACGGCACGCCCCAGTTCGTTGCTGCAGACGTTGCTGCAGTCCTCGGCTACGCCGGTGGTGCGCGTGCCGCAATCGCTCGGCTGCCCGAGCGGATGAAGGGTGTTGCGATCCTCAACACCCTTGGCGGCCAGCAGAAGATGACCGTGCTGGCCGAGTCCGGCGTGAACCGGCTCATCATGCGAGCGAAAACGGATCGAGCCGAAGAGGTTCAGGACTGGCTCGCTGAGGAGGTCATGCCGGCGATCGCCGCCACCGGCAGCTACTCGATCCCGACTCCTCGCCGACCAGAGCCGGAACGCCTGGCTCTGCCGCAGTCGTACGCCGAGGCGCTGCGCGAGCTGGCCGCCACGGTCGAACAGAAGGACGCAGCGGTTGCTCGCGCTCTCGCGTCCGAGCAACGGGAGGTAGAGGCTGGCATGGCAATCGCCGAGCTGACTCCCGCTGCCGAAGCCTGGCGGGAGATCGCCGCGAATCAGGGATCTGTCTCGGTGGGTGACGCGGCGAAGATGCTGGCCAACGCCGGGATCCTGATCGGCCAGAACCGGCTCTTCGCCTGGCTTGAGCACCACCGGTGGATCTACCGGGTGAGCGCCAAGGGCGGTGGCTACCGGGCGATGCAGTCCCAGGTCGATGCCGGGCGCCTGGTGATGAAGCCGCAGACCCGGCCGGACCGCGGTGATGATGCGCGGTCCGGGGCCCGGAAGATCGCTCCGGCTCAGGTGCAGGTGACGCTCAAGGGTGTCGAGAAACTCCTGGCCGAGATCGGCGCGGAGCGGATCGTGCAGCAGGTTCTGCCGATCGGCGGTGGGGCGTGAGCCCGGCCGTGATGACAATCGCCGGGCAGCTCGATCTCCTTGATGCGCTCGACGTTCAGGACCTCGGCCGTGCCCTGGGTTCGGCTCGCGACGCTGAGTTCCGTGCGGAGTTCGATCGCCGGACCGCTACTCCGGATGGAATCGGCCGCAGGTGCTGGCTCTGCGGTGACGTCGAGCTCCGAGAAGCCGGACTGCTCGAGGGGATCGAAGGAGCCCACGGCCTCAAACCCGATCGTGCGTCCCTGGCGGCGACCTTCTGCCGAGTGCAGCGCATCGAGGCCCACCGATTCATCGTCCGCGCCAGCCAGGATCGAAACGCCCTCTACCCCGACGAGCGGGAGCGTTTGCGGAAGCACCTGCTGCTGACTGGTCGGACCGACCTTCTCCACCTGGTGGAAGCCAAGGAATCCGAGGACGAGCTGACCTATGTCACGGGCTGCCTGCTCGGAGGTTCCCGGGCCGACGACATCAGCAGCGCGGTCGACCGACTAGCGGAAGCGCTGCGTCTCGCTGAGTGGTACTCCGACGGGCAGGCCGGCATGTACGCGCCTGGCCGACCCAGGGTCCGGTGCGGCAAGACCAGCGTGGTGGTGTACGACCGGATCACCGGCGGCAACGCAGCGAAGCGGGACGCGCGGATCACCCGGATCCTGGCCGGGAAGTTGAAGGCCAAGCCGGAGGACGAGGTCCGACTGTATTCGTACCCCGACATCGCCCAGCGGGCTGTCGAGCTGGCCGACGCCGAGGAGGCGCTGCCTGCCGAAGAGCCGCGGCCGATCTGCGATTGCCACGCCGATCACGACTTCCACCCCCGCCACTCCGACGGGTGCACCGGCGGCGACCCGCGGATCTCGCGAACCAAGCCCTGGGGGCCCACCGATGAAGCCGCGCGGAAGCAGCGTCAGGCAGCGTCCAGGAAAGAGGTACGCGTCGATGCCGCCCAAGCCACGCGATAGGCGCGACTACGTCCGCGTCGCCGTGGACCTGCCCGACAACCCGAAGCTGGCGGCGATTGACGACCCCCGGGCGGGTTGGCTCATGGTCACCGGGCTCTGCTACGCCGGAGCGAATCTGACTGACGGGCACATCCCCCCGCGGGTCGTGGAGCGCCGCGCCAACGTCCCTGCGAAGTGGACCCGGCGCCTGGTCGAGGAGGGCATCTGGCACGAGCCCGGGCACGACTGCGAACGGTGCCCCCAGCCCCGCAAGGGCGAGGTGTTCATCCACGACTTCGGACAGCACCAGACCCTGCGCGCGGAGCGGGAGAAGGCCCGCTCGGACGCGGAGGCTGCGGCCGCGGCACGGTGGGCGAAGAAGAAGCCGAAGCCCGATCCGGATACGGATGGCAATGCGGATCGCAATGCGAAGGGCATACCTCCCGGCAATGCAGGTGCCGGTGCGGAGAGCTATGCAAAGGCAGAGAGTAAAGGGCAAAGGGCAAAGACAACCCCCTCTCTGCTCACCTTCGTTTCTAGGCTGGCGGCTAGTGACGCGAGCGTCAGCCAGCCGCCGCCGGCCGAGGTCATTGAGTCGTGGCGGGAGATCGCGGGGCCGGGAGTGGACCTCGAAGCTGAGGCGCGGGCGTACCTTGCGCGCAACGGTGACCGACCGGCGCGGGACGAACGCGGTGCCTGGCTGGGCTGGCTACGCAAGGCCCGGGAGCGCGAGGCCCTGCGTGCCGCTGACGCCCGCCTCGATCCCGACGCGGACATTCGTCCGCCCGAAGGCTGCGGGCGGCCGGGCTGCATCGACGGGTACCTGGGCTACGACCACGAAGAGCGGCCCATCCCGTGCCCGGCCTGCCGGCCGCATCTGCGGGCGGTCGGTGAGTCGGCATGAGCGCCAGCAGGACGAAGTGCTCGACGTGCCGGGAGCCGATCGACCTGGTGCTGCTGTGGAGCATGGACGACGTCCGCGTCCAGCAACGCCGCCAGTGGATCCCCCTGAACGCGGGCGAGTGCGCCGACGACGATGAGACGGCGACTGCCGCTGTCGAGGGATTCTCGCCGCGGTCGCAGAGGGTTCGGTTCCTGCCGGCCGGGGAGGGGCCGGTGTCGGGCGAGCGGCGAAGGACGCCGCACAGCCGGACGTGCGCCGGGAAGAAGACCCCGTCCAAGTCGCCCGGGGCGCCGACGCTGTTCGACGTCGCCGAGCAGTCGACGGCCGCACCAGCGCAGCCGGACGGGCGCGAGCAGCTGGAGCCGCTGCTGGCCGAGCTCGACGCCATGGTCGGCCTCGGTGGCGTGAAGGCCGAGGTGCACCGGCTGGTGAAGCTCCTGCGCGGGAACGACCGCCGGCGTGCTGCGGGGCTGCGAGTCGCGGCCACGACTCGGCACATGGTGTTCACCGGCAACCCCGGCACCGGCAAGACCACGGTGGCCCGGCTGGTCGCCGCGATCTTCAATGCGATGGGGATGCTTTCCCGCGGGCACCTGGTCGAGACCGACCGTGCCGGCCTGGTCGGCGCGTACATCGGGCACACGGCGATCAAGACCACTGACGTCGTCGAGTCCGCGCTGGGCGGCGTGCTGTTCATCGATGAGGCCTACACGCTCACCCCGACCGGCGAGCGGGACTTTGGTGGCGAGGCGATCGACACCCTGGTCAAGCTGATGGAGGACCACCGCGAGGACCTGGTCGTGATCGCGGCCGGCTACCCGGAGCAGATGGGCGAGTTCGTCCGGTCGAACCCGGGTCTCGCGTCGCGGTTCAGGACGACGGTGGAGTTCGCGGACTACTCCGACCAGGAGCTGGTCGCGGTGTTCCGGGCGCTGGCGGACGGCGCCGACTACGAGGTGAACCCGGACGCCGAGCTGGCGCTCATGCTGATGCTGGCGGCGACGGCCCGGGGCCCGCAGTTCGGGAACGGCCGGGCGATGCGGAACCTGCTGGATGCTGCGGTGACCGAGCAGGCGGTCCGGCTGGCCGAGGTCGAGGACCCGACCGTGGCGCAGCTGCGCGAGCTGACGGCCGATGATCTTCCGGCGGTCGCGGTGCTCGAGGCGGCCGGGGTATGAGCGGGCCAGTGGCGAGCCCTGGAGTGCAGGGCGACGAGCGCACGGGCTGCCGCCTGCATGCGGGTGACCCGGTGGTCGAGTGCACCGATTGCCGCACTCGGCCGGGCTGGCTGAAGGTCGCGTACCCGTACTTCCGGGAGCGGGCTCAGCAGGTCCGGGAGCTGGAGCTGGCCCGGTTGCGGGAGTCGGCGGGCGGTGAGCCCCGGTGAAGCATGAGTTCCGGCGCCCGCTGCAGCCGTCCAGGCTGGTCGATGACGTGGTCCTGGCCCTGACGGTCGGTGGGATGGTTTCGGCCCTGCTGTGGGGCTCCTGGCCGCTCGCCCATGAGGCCCTGCACTGGGCCGAGGTGTGGGTGCTGCTCGGTGTCTGGGTCACCGCGGTCGAGCTGGCCGACGTCGTCCAGGCGGTGGGCTCGTGGTGAGCATCGTCCGCTCGGCCTGAGTGGCCTCGCCCGAACCGCCTATCCGTAAACCGCTGCCTGCATTCGTCTTGTGCCGCCGTCGCGTAGGTACTACCTTACAAATGCAGGCAATGGTTGACGGCGGAAGGCGGCGGCAGTGCTCGGCAAACAACTCGTGCCGGCCCAGGCCGCACCACCCGCCATCGAAACCATCGCCTGCCAGTGGCCGACCAGCACCACCTGCGCCGGGCCCGTGCGCTGCATGCACTGCTGCAACAAGACCGTGTGCGACACCCACGAAACAGCCCACGACAAGGCGTGTTACGAACTTCTCGACCTCAACCGGGAGGACTCCCTGTGAGCAACAACCTCGGCCAATTCGCCGACGAAGAGCCCGACCCCCGGGACATCGCGATCGACGCCTGGGAGAACCGGATCATCCCGGCCCCGCGGCCCGCGACCGGATCCCCCGCCAGCCAGGAGACTCCCCGTGGCTGACACCCTCGCCCCCGCCCTCGTGGTCTACACCTGGGAGGCCGACAACGGGGCCCGCCTCGACGGAGCGAAGAGCACCGCCGAAGCCGCCCTCACCATCCGCGAGTTCGCCCGCGGCTACTGGGTCGGCATCAAGGACTCGGGCCACCTGATCGCCCGCGACCCGTTCACACAGACCGTCGTCACCTGGACCGGAACCCCGGCCATCCCCGGGCAGCGAACCGCTGCTCAGGACGACATAACCGCCGCCATGGCCCAGCTCGCGAACCGGCCCCTCACCCGCATCGAGCTGGGTGTGATCGAGGACGCCTGCCGCGTCGACCAGGACGGCAGCGAGCAGAGCGCCCGCGCCGCCCTGACCAGGCTCCGAGCCACCCTCGTCGCCAGGATCCCGGAAGGGGCTCTCTGATGGGATCCTTCGACGCTGTCTGGCACGTCGAGGACGACGGCAGGACCTGCGGTCACGACACCGCAGGCCGGGTCCTGGAGCTGACCGTCCGCGTGAAGTCCGGCCCGCCGCTGGACCTCACCCCCGAGCAGGAGCTGGCCGAGCAGCAGAAGCTCGCCCAGGCCGCGAACGTCGTGAACGCGCTCGGCCTGACGAAGATCCAACGCGAGATCTACACGATCATCCAGCAGCACATGGTCCGGTACCCGGGCACCGAGTGGCCGTCCATGCACCGGATTGGGCTGGAGGTGGGCTGCACCCGGCAGTACGTGGACGAGGTCGTCGAGGTGCTGATCCGCCGTGAACTGCTGCCCGCTCGGCCGACTGACCGCACACCGGTCTCTGCGCAGGCCACCCGTGACGCTGGTTCGGCCAGCCTGCTGAACGTGATCCTGCTCGGCGCCGTGTTCGGGCTGCTGCCCGCCCTGGTCGGCCCTCTGTCGCCCGCCGTCACCGTCCCGGCCGTGATCCTGACCGGCCTCACCGTGCTGGCCGTCATCCGCCGCCACGTGATCCGTGAGCGCACCGAGGCCCGCCGGGCCCGCACCGCCATCACCGCGTAACAAAAACCACCGCACCCACATTCGAGGGGACAGCTATGCCCGAAATCGCCATCCCGCCAGGGGCCGTCGTCGGCTCCAGCGAGGATCCGAACACCCCCATGCCGAACGTCGGCGATCAGATCCACATTGTCACTGCGCCTGCCATTCCTGACATCGAGGGAATGATCGGTGTCGTCGCGTTCACCTTCCCCAGCACCCGGGAGGTCATGACGCAGGTTGCCTACGGTCCGGCCGAGTTCCGCGAGATTGCCTGGTCGGTCACCAAGTGGGCCGTTGCCGAGACGCCCCGACCGGGCAAGGTGCAGACGATCGACGAGCACGGCCCCGCCCTGCCCGGGGCGAGCCTGGACCTGCGGGTCGGGCCCTGCGACGAGGACGGCACCCCGGCCGTGTTCATCTACGAGGATGGCAAATACCAGCTCGGGTTCACCAAGGACGACCTGAACGCTGGCCTGCACCGCGGCTTCTACACCCGCTACCCCGACGGCTTCGTGGAGCGCCTGTGGCGGGAAATGACCTCGACCATGCGCAAGGTGATCGAGTGCGCCGAGGACGGCTGCGCCGAGCCGGTCGACCACGCGGGCGAGGTGTGCTTCGACCATGAGCCGGATGACCCGCGGGACGACGAGCCGGAAGAGGGCCTCGTGCCATCCCCCTACGGTGGCCTGCCGACGCGGCGGGAGGTCGAGGACCGGTGACGCTCATCGAGATCCCCGCGGAACTCGCCGCCGAGGTCACCGAGCACCCAGAACGGTTCAAGCCGTCGGTGAGGCAGGGCCAGCGCGTCTTGGTCCTGGGCCGAGCGAACGCTGCACTGCCGGTCGGCGAGATCGTCACGGCCGACTTCGACTTGCTCCCCGGTGATGATGTCCTCTCGACTTCCCGCATCAGTTCGGAAGGGCTGGGCATTGCCGCTACGGCCTGGGCGATCGTGGGCGGATTCCAGCTGCCCAGGGTGCAGCCGCTTATCGGTGCACGAATCCTGGTGCTCGGTGCGGCCAAGGTCTCAGCAGCTGCCGGGAAGATCGGCCGCGTCACCTCGGTGCATCTCGGTCTGCCGGTCGTGCAGTTCGCCGAACTGGTCCTCAACGACGATGAGGACCAGGACCCGGAGGGCTGGTGCGTCGACCACTGGGCGTTCCTGCCTGCGCTTGAGCGCGCCGAGCCGGGTTCGCTGGTCGACACGGACCCGGACCTGTCGGCTCGGATGGCTGAGGCCGACGCCCGGGCGCGTGCGGCGACAGACCCTGGCTGGTTCGTGCCGCGGTCCCGAAGGGACGCCCTGCTCTCCGGTTCCCGGCCGCCGGTGGGGCCGGCCGGATTCGAGGACACCGACCTGCCTGCCCAGGCCCTGGCCGTGGAGAACCCCGGGCGGGCCAGGCAGCGGCTCCTGCTGTCCGCGCGGGACGAGATCGACCAGTTGCTGGCCATGGACTCCACCGGGCTCCTGTCCGGTGACACCGCGGCGAACGAGGCGCTGGCCCGGTCGAACGGTGAGTGGGCCCGGAAGTACAGCGTGCGCCTGGAGGAGAACCGGCTCCTGAAGCAGCGGCTGGCCGCGGCTGAGGCTGACGTGATCCGGCTGACCAACGCGCTCACCACGATGGCCGCCGATCGGGACCAGCGGCGCGCTGACGCCGAAAAGTGGGAGCAGCGCGCCCGCGAGGCGAACGCTGCCGCAACCGAACTGGAGGACTGGCAGAACGGAATCGCCGACCGGATGCCCGAGGAGTACGACGGCGAAGAGTCGCAGGACTCGATCATCGAGAAGTGGCTCAACGAGTTGTCGCTGCTGGCCGAACCTGTCGCCCGGGCTGTCGCGCCGTTGTGGGACCGGGACGTCGAGGCGGGCATGCCGGACTCGGTCACGGTCGTCATCCCGATTCCGCAGGTTGACCCGGCTCGCGAGCAGCTGCTGGGCGCTGCGTACCGCATCTCGCAGAACCGGCCGCAGGAGGTCGAGCCCCGTGGCTGAGCGGATCCAGAGGAAGCGCACCAAGGGATGGCGGGCACCGCAGGACGCGGTGAACGTAACGCGGGGTTCGGACTGGGGAAACCCCTACCGCGTCGGTGACCTCCTCGAATGCGGCTCGACCGAGCTGACTCTCATCATCACCCCTGAGCTAGCCGTGAGCCTGTTCGAGGCGTACTGCACCGAGCGCGGCTGGCTCGACCAGATCCGCCAAGAGCTCCGCGGCAAGACGCTCATGTGTTACTGCCCCGTCGGCCAGCCGTGCCACGCCGACTGGCTGATGGCCATTGCGAATCAGGAGGCCCAGCGGTGATCACCTTTCGGAACATGGATGAGTCGGTCGCCGGTGTGGCCAAGGCGGCCGAGATTCTGCGCGCGATGGCCGCTGCGGCTGAGGCCATCTGCCCCTCACCGTGGAGCGTGTCCGGGGGCTCCGGCGCGGGTCCCGTCGAGGTCGAGGCTTACGACCCCGGGCCGTGGACGTGCGTGGTCGCCAGCACCGACCAGGTCGGCCTGGACGAGACCGGGCCCGGCCCGATCGCGCCCTTCCTCGCGACCATGAGCCCGCACGTGGCATCCGTTCTCGCCGAGTGGCTGGCCCAGGAAGCCACCGGGATGCCGGACGGGCACGCGGTGAGCCTGGCCATCCTGGTGCTCTCCGCCCAGAAGGTCGAAGCATGACCGGGCAGAAGCCGAAGGCCCTTAACCTCCAGAAGCCGTGGGGCTGGGCGATTGTGTACGGCGGGAAGGACGTCGAAAACCGCTCCTGGTCAACGGACTACCGCGGTGACCTGCTCGCCCACCAGGGCAAAGCGCAGGACCGTGACGGCCTGCACTCCGCTCCAGGAGGCATGGGCCGCAGCGGCTGACCGCCACGATCGGGGCCGGGTCGACACGTCCGGGGTAATCCTCGGTGGCGCCAACCTGACCGGCTGCCACCACCAGGAGCCCGGCTGCTGCGCCTCCGACTGGGCGATGCCCGGCCTGTGGCACTGGCAGCTGGAGGACGCCTGGTCGCTGATGGAGCCGGTCCCGGCCCGGGGCGCGCTCGGCCTGTGGACGCCCACCGATGACGTCCTGCGGGACATCCAGGGCGACCGCGGCGAGCAGCTCGACCGCCTCGTGCAGGCCGAACTGGGAAGGGGCCAGCTGTGAGCATGGTCGGGTTCAAGGGCCAGAACCACCCGCAGCAGACCGATAAGCGCGGCGCACTGGACGAGGTCGACGGCCGGGGCACCCACCCCGACACCTTCAACCCCCTGGCTGAGCGGTTCGGCGGGTTCGACCTCGACGTGGCGGCGGCACCGTGCAACGCGAAGTGCGCGAGGTTCTACACCCGCGCCGATGACGGCCTGGCGCAGGACTGGAACGGCCGCGTCTGGTGCAACCCCCCGTACAGAAACCTCGTGAACTGGGTGGCCAAAGCCTGGCACGAATTCAACATCGGCCGGGCCGAGCTCATCGTGATGCTCCTGCCGGCCAACCGGGTGGAGCAGGGCTGGTGGCAGGAAGGCGTCGAGCCGTACCGCGACCGGCCCGGTTCGCCGCTGAAGGTCGAGTTCCTCCGCGGCAGACTCCTATTCATCCGCCCGGGCCAGACCGAGATCGGGCCGAACGAGCGGCCGCCCTTCGGGTGCTGCCTGCTGATCTGGCAAAAGGAGAACGCATCATGACCGCCACTCAGGCCCAGGTCCCGGATGTGCCGGCCCGGATCCCGCCCTGCGACGGGTTCACCTGGACGGCGGTGCGGGACAGCGCTGCCGGCCAGGCGACGATCTGGACGGTCCGGGGCGTCGACCCGGGCAGTAACGCTGTCCCGTCCCTGCTCGCGGTGATCCGGGCGGCGCACACCCCGGAGGACCTGGCGCACACGGTGGCCGGGCAGCTGAACGGCAGCCAGGCCGACAAGGCCGCCCTCGCCCGGATCGTGCGCATGCTCGATGACGTGGCCATCACCTGGCGGGCCACCGCGGAGGACGCCCAGGCCACTCCTGCGGTGCGTGGCGTCGCCAAGACAAGGGCTCACGAGCTGGAGAACCTGGCCCGGACCGCGCACCGGATCGTCCGGGAACTGGGGGCACTCAATGTTTGAGAGTCTCATTGTCTGGGCGGGCGTCGTTTACGTGCTTGGACTTCTCTTCACGGCGCACGTGACCCGCTCCGTGGTCATCAAGATTGCCGACGAATTCCCGGAGGCATCACCGACACGGATGGCCTTGTGGGCAGCGTTCTCGTGCCTTGCATGGCCGCTCACCTGGACGCTGGCGTCTTGGCGCAGGTGGGGAAAACGGTGAGCACGCCGACCCTGCTGCGGACCGCCACCGGCACCGTCGACCTGCCTGCCGACCACCCGTCAGCGGCTTGGTACGTCGGGGCTCTCCGGTGTGCGCGCTGCGGCGGTCTGCTGCCGTCCTGCGCGGAGCACATCCGGCACCGGCCGACCGGCGAGGTCTGGCATCCGGCCTGTCTTACTCCGGTCGCCGTCACGACCGGCCAGCACGAGCTGCCCGGCCTCTGAGCCGGTCCGGGTCGGGAGGAGAAGCCCGGCCCGGACCGCACCACCGATCCACCGTCGGGCCCGCGCTGGTGGCCGGGCCCGACGGTGCCACACCCACTACGAATCCCAGAACGAGGAAACCATGTCCGAAACGATCAGCCCGGGCGACATCGCCACCGCCCTGAAGAACCACCTCGAAGGCGACGACATCATCGCCTCTGGCCAGGAGTGCGTGATCGTCGAGGTCACCGACCATGGCGAGGAACTCGTCATCGCCGTGGAAGACGAGAACAGTCAGGTCGATTCGTTCCTCATCGGCATCAGCAGGCTGATGCCGGGGCCGACCCCGCAGCGGCAGACGGCGGACCTGCAGAAGGTTCTTGTCGAGGAGTTCGGCGGACCGACCGAGGACGAGACTGCGATCGGTATGGCGATCCGGCTGCTGCGGCAGTACGGGGAGCGGTACGGCAAGACCCCGACGCGCGGCGAGTGGTGCGCGGCTGAGGACGAGGACGGCCGGCGCTGCACGTACGGGGCCACGCACACCGTGGATCACCACCTCGCACCGGGCGGGTACCGCTGGCCCGGCACCGGGATTACGCACGCCACGGCTCGCGCGGCAGCTCGCGGCTGATTGTGCCGCTCTCGCGCCCGGCCGATCTCCGGGCGCGGGGGCGACACCACCAGCCGGTGCCGACCCGAAACCCACGATGGGGGAAACCATGACCGACCTGCCCACGATGCCCACCAGCAAGCTCGTCGAGTTCACCATCGGCGACAAGAGCAGCGACTACAACGACGGCTGCGGCGGCTACACCACGGGCGTGTACGACGCCGAGAACGCCCTGCTGACGCTGAAGTATGAGCGGGCCGCAACGGCGGACGACGCCCAGGCAGATCTGACCGAGGCCGAGTCCCTGGAGGACTACGGGTTCAAGACGACCCAGGTCGTGTTCGCCGAACTGCCGAGCCCCCAGACCGATCGCAGCCAGATCTCCGACGGGTTCCACACCTTCGCCGAGCTCTACGAGCACCGGCACGCTCTATTCCTCGCCCTGGCCAACAGCGGCCTATTGCACCGAGCCTGGCGGTCCAAGCTGCACGACGACGGCACCATGCACGACGGCTACTTCATCGCAGGTATCGACCTGCCCACCGGCACGGTCAGCTACCACCTGCCCTTGTCTTACTGGGACACCAAGTGCGGTCCCATCCCGATCCGGGACCGCGCCCCAGCCTGGGACGGACACACCCCCGAGGACGTCATCGAACGACTGCTGGCCTGGGCCGCCTGCGAGGTCTGAGGTCTTCTCTCGTCTCCCGGCCCTGACGGGCTCGGGCCGGGCGGCGGGAGTGCATCTCAGACCACCGACCAGGAGGACCATCATGCGCACCAGCGAAATCACCCAGCAGCTGCGAAAGACCTACGCCACCGACGACCTTGACCGCCGCGCCGCCGTCGCGGTCGTCACCGACACCAGCCTCATCTACAAAATCGAGCCCTACGTGACCAAGTACGCCGACGGCTGGGGCATCGACTGGGTCAACCTCGCCGACGGCATCGACTCCACGCCCTGGTCCTCCAGCGAGCGGGCCCTGGCCCGGCTCTCCTGCCACCTGGTCGGAGCGACACCCGACACCGGCCTCACCCATGACTGGACTCTCCAGCGGATGCTGTCCGGACTCGACCGCACCAACAGCGCCGCGGTTCTCGCCGCCCTCAGCCTGGTGCTTGAGCGGTGACCGAGCAGGCCGGCCTGTTCGACGCCGAGCAGCTGCGCGTCGCACCGGCCACCGACGAACCCGGCCTCACACCCGGAGCACAGATGCGCCGGCGCCAGGCCGCTGCCATCGCGACCGGCATGCACCCGCTGTCCCTCGTCGCCGGGAACATCCGACTCCACCCGGCCGCCGACCAGCCCACCGAGGACGACCACGTCATCACCGGACTGCGCTGCGGCGGCTGCGTCTTCTACACCCGGGTCGGCGGCCACTCCCGCACCTACGCCAAATGCTGGGCCGGGCGCACCGTCACACCCATCCCACGCGAGCGGCAGACGAAGTTCGGGCCCAAGGTCACCATCCGCGAACCCCGCACCAGCCACGGCCTGGCAACCGATCTGAGGCGCTGGTGGCCAGCCTGCCGACAGTACGAACCGAAGGAGCCAGCGTGACCATGCTCGACGCCGAGCTGACCGATGCGCAGCGGCTGCAGATCCTGCGGCTCGCCGTCAACGGGTCCCGAGTCGCTTCCATCGCCCGGACCGTGCCCATCGACCGCGCCACCGTCGAGGCCGTGCTCACCGAGGAAGGCTGGCCGGACCAGCTGAAGCTGCGGGCTGCCGCGGCCAGCCTCAACGGCCGGATCCAGCGGGCCGCCTTGAGGGCAGCGGTCCCTGCGCCGCGGGCTCCAGCCCGGCCGAAGCGGCCGTGGAAGCCTCGCCCCGCCCCGGAGCCGAGGGGACCGATCGAACCGCCGCACCCCGCAGTCCCGGTGGCCGCCGAGCTGCACGACGCGGTCCGCGCCCAAGACCAGGCCGAGATCGCCGCCATCCTCGCCGGCCTGAACAGGGATCAGCTGAACGAAGTGGCGGTCACCCTGGCCGCGATGCTGCCAGGCCGGCTCGACCCGCGGCGGGCCCTCGCCTGGATCGACGAACCGGTCGATCCGGCGTGAGCTAGTGGCGGAGGTGCGGTCCGAGCGCAGCCATCACCGGAGCCAGCGACCAGCCGGCCGCCAGGGCCCGCTGTACCGCACGCACGATTAGGTCGACGCCCTCAGGTTCGTCCAGGGCCAGCGTTGCCCGCGGCGGGAGCAGAACCACCTGGATGGTGTCCTGGCCCTGGATGCGCCGGTTGAAGAGGGTGACGTCGCCGGACTCGACGGCCCCCCACATGCACGGGGCACCCTCGTCGAGGGCGTCATCGGATCCGTCGCACTGATCGTGGTGCCCTGGCCTCGGTCGCGGAATCGTCACGTGCTGCTCCCCTGGGTCGGTCGACCGCTCGGTTTGGATCGCTCCCGCGCCGTGCCCGCCTGCGCCTGCCGTGCTCCACTGGTGCCCGCATCCCCACGAGCCTGCTGCGTCCCCCGGTGGGATCGGCGATGGTTGTCTGGGCGAATCACCGGGTGCCTTGCATCCTCCGATGGAAGCGACCGGCCAGTAGAGGAGTCGGCGGTAAATTGGCCGGACGTCCTACGTTTCGGTCAGCCGTCCAGATACATCTGGTGTCCCAGCAGCCACGAGGCGGACGGAAACCGGCCAGACCGGATGTCGGAATTCCCGACCCCGCTCACCGCAACAGCGACCCCATGTCGCACCCACCGGCCAACACCAACGCCGCCAGTCCGTACTGGACGCGTGACACCCGACGCCCTCACCCGCACCCTCGGCGCAGCCATCCGCGCCGAACGGAACGGCGCCGGCATGAAACAAGCCGAACTCGCAGCCCTGCTCGCCATCAGCCGGCCAGTCCTGTCCGACATCGAACACGGCAAACGCGAACTCACCACCCGCGAACTCGCGACCGTCTGCCAGGCCCTGGGCGTCACCCTCAACCAGCTCCTGCGCGACGCCGACCCGAGGGTCCGCCGGACCCTCGGCCTGCCCGAGACTCCGTAGCTCTACCGGTTCAGGCCCAGCATCTCCGCGTCCCGTTTCGACGCCCGCGCGAACAACTGAGCAACCGTCAGCTCCAGCGCCTGGCACAGCTCCGGGAGCTCCCGGGCCAGCAGCGCCCGCTGCCCGTTCTCCAGCTTCCACACGGTCTGCCGGTGCCAGCCGCCCAGGCGCTCCCCCAGCTCGGCCTGGCTGATGCCCAGGCGAGCCCGCTCGGCCTTGATGGCCCGCAGTAAGGAGGCGTCGAAAGTACTGGTCACGGTGACCAGGTGACCTGAATTGGTGGCCAAGTGCGCCGATTGGGTAGCACCAGTCACCGGATCAGGTGCAGGATGTCACCAGATCGGTTACACCCGTCTGCGGCGGGTCACTGATCTGTCAGTCACCTCGGACCTGGCGCCCTGGATCTAAGACCGCCAGGCCGAGGTGCACCCACCACCTCTGGGGGCATGGATGCCACAGCTACAGCTGGTCCGAGGACCCGCCGACGGCCTGACCGTTGACGCCGTACCCAGCTCGGCCGGCGTCGTCTTCGTCCGCGTAACCGAGCCCACACCGGGCGAGCGCCAGGTGGAGGTCCTGCCCCGGGACACCCCGCTGATCGTGGACCTGAGAGCCGACGGCTGGGCGCCCTACGTCCTGCGCTGGGGCGAATGGATCCACAAGCCATGGCGAGGCCAGGCGACCGGGAGCATCCGCCGCCGGGCCTGACCCGCCCCATGAACGACGAGGACCCCCGCGCTTCGGGCAGGCGCGGGGGTCCTCGTTCGTTTGCGGGTCAGACGTCGACCGAGGGTTCCTCGCCCATCCACGGCGGTGCCTCGTCGATCTCCACGCCGACCGGCTCAACGATCCCGTCCCGGCCGGCCATGCACTCGATTCGGTACGTCAGGCCAAGGTCGCTGGTGCCGTCGAACTCCCGGTACTCGGGGCGGCCGGGGATGAAGTCGACCAGGTGGTCCCAGCTGGTGGCGAGACGTTCGAGGATCGGGGGCAGGTCGCGGGCCACGAAGTCCCAGCGGGCCGGGCGGGTGGCGGTGCGGTGCTCGGGGAGTTCTTCGGCGAGGGAGGTCAGCCAGGTCGTGGTGAGCCGGGTGTGGTGGCGGGTCACGACGCCTGGGCGAGGTGGAGGGCGAGGCGGTCGCGTTCGGCGCGGGCTTCCTTCACGGCTGCTGCGGCTTCCTCGGCGGCCTGGTCGCCTTCCCGGCTGCGGATGTGCTCGACGACCCGGGCCACTGACCGGGCGTGCTGGGCCTCGAACCATTCGCGTTTGAAGTCGGGGAAGTACGGGACGTCGTCGATGTGCCGGAGGTAGTCGTGGTGTCGGTAATGGTCGCGGACGTCTGCGGGTAGGCGCTCGATCTCTGCGTCGGTGAGCAGTCGTCGCATGGTCGGTCCCCCTTGGTCGGTGTGGTCAGGGTACGGGGTGGCGCTGGGGGCGGCACCGGTTCGGGTGAACCGGCACCGCCCCCAGGGTCAGGAGGCCAAGTCGTGCCGGTCCTGACTCGTGGCCTGGTCCGAGGTCGGGGTGTACTCCATGTTCCAGGACTCGGCCGCCTGTCGGCGTAGTGCTTCACCGGCCTCAGCGCTACCCCCGAGGTCGGCCACCGTGGGTACCCGGAACATCGGCTCGGGCGCCTGGTCGAGGCGCCGCTCGGCGGTCCCCGACCTCAGCCCGTCCGCAAGGCCCTGCTGGTAGCCGTCCTCCAGGGCGATGTCGTAGACCTCGGCCGCTGCGGCACCATCGGCGTATCCGATCTCCTGGCCCCGGACCAGGCCGGCGCTGTACGCCGACCACAGGTCCGGGTCGGCCGCGACCCATTGCAACTCGGCTGCGGGTCCATGGTCTTCGGGTGTGGGCTCAATGGGTTCAGTCGTCACTATGCTGCCCCTGCCTCTTTTCGGGGTGGCGGCACCGGTCCGGCCTCAGAAACTGGCCGGTGCCGTCCTCGGATTACTGGGTCTGTTGCATGCCCTCCGTGGCCTCTTGATCGCGGCGCCGGACCTGCGACTCAGGCACCAGCGCGTGCGACGCCTCGAACTCCGCTACCTGCGCCACCCGGTAGTCGTGATCCCTCTGCCAGGTGGCCGCGAACTCGGCCGCCTCAAGAGCGAACTCCGCAGAAACGACCTCACCCACCGGCTCCGGCCGCTCAAGCTGAGCCGGGATGTGCACCTCGGGTGAGAGGTCAGCCATCTCGGCCGCCAGGTCCGCAGCCAGCTCGGCCCGGTCCTTCTCGCTCACCAGATCGATGTCGGTCTCAAGCACCTCCTCTGGGTCCTGCGGGAGCAACTCATCCAGGTGCTCCTGAGCCGTCGCCTTCTCCTCCACCGCCAGGTCGATGCCCCGGGCCAGCAGCTCCTCCTCGGCCCGGCGACGTGTCTCCATAAGCGACCGAACCTCCTCGACGTGCTCGTCCCGGGCGATCACCGCAGGCTCCAGCAGCCGAGCCCTCTGCTCGAGCCGCACAGCGTCCTCGGCCGCAGCGTCAGCGGCAGCCTGATCTCCCCGGGCCTCGGCCAGCGCAGCGTCTCGGCCGGCCACATCCGCGGCCTGCCACGTCGCCCCCGCCTGACGGTCCAGGTGGGCCGGGGCCTCCCGCTCGACCCGCTCGGCCGCCTCAATCCGGGCACGGAGCCGCCCCTCACTCATGCCGCCCTCCTCGGCCACCGCTTCCGGCCGGCCGAGCTGATTCCAGGCGCCGAACCACTCCGCCCGAGCCTCCGGCTGCAGCGTCGACGGCGACGGACCGAGCGGCCGCTGCTCGTCCTCCCAGCCCAGCCGTTCCCGGGCCCGCTCCGTACGGCCAGCAGCCGCCACCCAATCGCCTCGTGCAGAGGGCTCCTCTGGGACCGGACCGAAAGCGGTCACCGCCCACGCTGGTGCGGCCTCCGCGACCCGCTCGCCCAGCTCGGCCTCCCGCGCCGCAGCGTGCTCGTGCTGCGCCACGAGATGAGCAGCCCACTCGCCACCGATGCCCGCCACCGGGACGTGCCCCGGCTGCGGCTCCATGGGCAGGCCCAACTTGTCGACCCGCGCGCACATCACCTGGCCGACCGATTTGGCGCCCTTCAGCGATCCCGCGGCCAGAGCATCTACGAGGACCTTCTCGGAGTCGTGGCCAGCCTGCTCCGCGCTACGGAGCATCCGCGACAGCTGACCGGTAGCGGAATCAGCGGCGAATCGGGCTCGATCGGCCTCCGTCATCCGGCCATCGGCAGCGAGCCGGTCCAGCGCCCGGTCGGTGCGCTCCCGGCAGGCAACCTCCATGGCGTGCTCGTGCTCGCCACCCACCGTGCCCCACGACGCACGGTGCTCGGCATGCTCGGCTGCCTGGGCCGTCGCTGACTGCTCCGGGCCATCGCCGTCAAGGACGGCCGCCAGCACGGCCTCCGGCCGCATTGGTTCGACCCGTTCGTCAAGTTTCTCCTGCCCGCGGAGCTTGTCGGGGTACACCGTCTGGGCGACCACGACGTTCCGCTCTCGGCCCCGGGTCGCCCCGGTGTAAAGGGCTGATCGCGACGAATCTTTCGTGACCGCGGTGATGCCGACGTCGACGGTGCCGCCCTGCTCGCCATGAATGGTCGCGGCGTAGCCGAGGCTCACGTGCTGGGACACGTAGTCGGCCGGAATGTGCTTGACCGCACCAGACTTGGTGACCGCGTCCATGGAGCCGTCCTCGCCCAGGGCCAGCACCTCGAGCTTCTCGCGATTCACCAGACCGAGCGCACGATCCGGGTGCCGGCAGGCGATGACGTCCCCGACCCCGCCAACGTTGCCGTCGCGGCCCAGCTCCACCACCGGCCCGTCCGCAACGAGACCGAGGTCCACCAGCTGGTCACGGATCAGAGCGGAGATCGTGTTCGCGGTCGCGTTCGTCTCGGCCATGACCGCGGCCGTCTTCCCGGCGGCCCGCGCAGCCACGTACATCTCCGCGGCCTGCTGCTGCATCCCTGCCGCGTCACCCGCTGCGTACAGCCGCCCGTGGCGGGCGTACTCCCGGACGACGTCCTGGTCGCCGTCCCGCAGCCGCAGCGAGGCCTCGCCCTCCCACGGCTCAGCGAACCGGTGCACCTGCCGCAAGGTCATGACCTCAGCCGTGGGATCCGCAGCAATATCGGCCATCACCCCGCCGGCACCGACCGCGCCCATCTGAAACGGGTCACCCGTCGCCACCACCGCGGTCGCGGACCGGTCGGCCATCTGCATCAGCCGATCCCACAGCTGCGTGGTCATCATGCTGGCCTCGTCGATCACCAGCTTGTCGTTCGCCTGCAGCCGGTAAGGACCGTCATCGGTCCAGTCCCGGCCCTCAGCCAGCCGCACCTGGGTGGCCTCGAACCGTGCCGCGTTCAGCACATGAGGGACCCCGGCATCCCGCAGCGCCATCGCAGCTTTCTCGCTCACCGCGACGCCCACGACCCGGCCGCCGGAGGACACCTCCGGCCACACCTGCGAGACCGCACCGATCGTGGTGGACTTCCCCGTGCCGGCCGGGCCGATCACCGTGGCCAGCCGGGCACCGCCCGTCAGCAGCTGCCCCGCGACCGCCTGCTGATCAACCGACAACCGGTAGCCCGGATCCTGGCCATCGGCGTATGCGGCCAGGGCCTTCCGAGCCGCCTCCGGCTCCACCGCGGCCCGGTCCCGGATCACAGCAGCAGCTTGGAGAGATGCCTCCTTGTCCAGGTGAGAGCGCAGCGCGTACCGGTGCTGTGTCGGGGTCTCATAGACCAGGGCGCCGTCCGCGCGGCGCAGCTGGGTGGGGGCATCCGGTGCATGGATGCCACCTGAGATTTTCGCGATCGGCTCGTACCCCTGATGCAGCGCCTCGGTCGTCAACTCATGCAGCAGCTTGGGCACGTCCTCGGTCGCCAGGGCCAGCGGCGGCAGCAGTTCCTCGAGGCGCTGCGTCAGGTCCCACCGTGTCCACGTCGCGTCCGCTGCCTGCACGGCGTCCAGCGCCTGTGCGATCACGGCTCGCCGTGACCACGCCGTTTCGCTGCCGACCGCCGGTGGGCTGATGTCCCGGTGCCGGGCGGCCAGGGCCTCAAGGCCACCGGCCATCTCCCGCTGGACCGCCTCGTGGGTCCGCTCGATCAGGTCTGCTGTGGACTGCCCGCCCTTCACCTTCGCTGCCCGGGTCTGCTTGTTCGCCGCCCGGTGAAGCTTCGATGCCTCCCGGGCGGTGGCCTCCCGCCCGTAACGCTCCGCGTACAAGTCCAACAGTTCCTGCGTCTTTGCGTTCACCTCCTGTGAGCGCTCTGACACCGATTCACGAACCTCATCGGTGATCCCTTCGACTGCCCACGTACGGGCCTCGGCCCGCGCCACGGTGGAGTAACCCAGTTCCTCGACGCGCTCGCGCAGTGCCCGGTCGGCCACCGCCGACACCGCCGGCCGGGCCGCGACAATCCCCGGGCCCTCCGGCGTCCGCCACTTCCCGTCCTCGTTCTCGATCTTGTTCAGCGTCGGATTGTGGACGTGGAACGACGGGGCACCGGCCCGGTTGTCGTGCTGCTCGAAGCTTGCGTGCACGAATCCCTTGCCCTTGACGATCAACTGCGTGCCGGCCACCTGCTGCCGCGAGTAGGCCGCCTGCTCGGCCGCGTACTCCAGGGCCACCTTGTTCGCATCGAGCGCGGCCTGGGTCAGGTCGGTCCGGCGGGCAGCCCACCGGTTCATCTCCTCGACGTTCCCGCTGTCCCGAGCGGCCTGCTCGGCATACCCGGCCGCCATCAGGAGGAGCGTGAAATCCTTCGGCGGCGAGAACGTCAGGTCATACCCGAGTAGCGCCCGCCGGGTCTCCTTCTCCGCGGCGACGAGTAGGCGGGCCTGGTCCTCCGGAGTAGGGGTACCCGGGTAGGCGGCCAGCTTCGCCGCGAGTAGGTCACCTGTGGATCGGTAGGTAGGGAGCTTCGAACCGAGTAGGGCGGCCTCACCGCGGGTAGCTGGGTCGGCGAACTTCGGGTCTCGCGGGTCAGCGTGGGTGGTGAAGAGTGCCGCGAACTCGGCCTCGTCGATCTGCCCGGACAGGCTGAGGGCTTCCGCGCCGGCGCCCGACCAGAACGCCGGGGGCTCCCCGCTGGCGCCGTCCAGGTAGTAGCCAGCGGCCCGGTCGGCGTCGCTCCGCTCCCCCGCAATGTAGTAGTCCACATTGCCCTGAATCTTCGCGATCGTGATCACGCACGGCCCCCGCCGACGACGCGCAGCGCAGTCGGCTCCGGACCGGCCGCAGGCCGGGCCGAACCTTGATCAACGGAAGTTGTATTGGTCCCTTCCCCTTTCTTCTTTCCTTCGCTTTTACCTTCCCCCTCCTTGTCCACATGAGAATCCCGTTCTATTACTCTCGCGTTTCCTTCAACTTTCAATATCTTTGGCTTGTCCTTCTTGTCCTGGCTTCCAGCTGGGAATGCCTCGTCCCTCAATTCCTGCGCCTTGGTCTGCCCGACCTTGAGGGCCTCCCGGATCGCGGCGACGCTGGGCCTCCCGGTCTTGCCGCGCGGCAAGCTCCTCACGACCTCGAGCTGGTCAGCATCAGCGGCGCCGAGGGCTGCCTCCAGGAAGTTCCGCACCGCGGCCTGCACCGGGGTGTCGGGGGTGCCAGCTACCCGGGTAGCTGGCACCGGCCGAGGGACTTGAGGGCGGGTAGGCGCGACGGGGACCGGAGTAGGGGTCACGGCCGCCACCTCCGGGGTAGGGGGTGGGGTAGGGACCGGCTCTGGGGTAGGAAGCGGTTCGTGTTGGGGGATCGGAGTAGGCGGCACAGCGGCTTCGGGTACCGGGTCAGCCGCGGGCGCCGGGAATTGGTTGGCGTACCCGAGGGCGGCGTGGCCGATGGCGACGAGGATGAGCGTCACCGCTGAGGGCAGGGACGCGACTGCGTACCCGAGGACCTGTGGGTCTGCCGTGGCGTTGCCCTGGCCCTCGTTGCCGTACCAGGAGAGCTGCGCGCCGAGGGTCAAGATCGAGCCGAGCATGATCACCCGGTATGGCCAATGGGTGGGCCAGCCGAGGCGGTGGCAGACGTAGAGCAGGGCCGTGCCGGTGATGGGCAGGACCTCGACGGATGCGGCGGTGACGATGTCCCAGTAGGCGGGGGCGCCGTAGGCCCGGGCGACGGTGACGGTGTGCTCGAAGCCCATGGCGGCACCGGCGAGGGCTGAGATGCCGACGCCGGCCAGGGCGACGCCGATGGCGGTGCGGGTCTTTCGGTCTGGGGTGGCCTGGGGGTGCTGCGGGTCGGTCATGTGCCCGTCCTCCAAGTGACGCTGTGTAGTGCGCCGGTGGTCACGCACCGACAGGGGGAGACTGTACACGGAAATACGAACATCGGGTTCGCATTGTCGTGTACGGTGATCCCGGCACCCGGAAGGAGGAGATCGAGACAATGACGTGTGACCACCGACCAGGACCGCCTCATGAAGGCTGTGGATGAGGCCGTCGTAGCAGCCGAGGCGGCTGCGGCAGAGAGCGAGGCCGCCAGCGAACGAAAACGGGAAGCGGTGAAAGCCGCCATTCGCGGTGGTGTGCCCCTGGAGCAGCTCGAGGAGCGGGGGGTTTACACGATTCAGCACCTTCGGCGAATCGCCCGCGAGGTCGGGATCGGCCCGCGGCCGCCCGGCCGAAAGAGAAAGACCCCGCAGACCGGGGAGTAAGAGCGTTCGCGATCGGTACTCGTGACTACCGGCCGCAAACGAAAGCGGCGTGGCGGGGTCGTGACACCCCACCACGCCAGTGATGAGCAACCCCCTTGGAGAGGAAGACCATCGTGCTCAACCGTACCTGCGCGCCCTGGGCTATGGCCCGCGAGGCTCGCTTTTTGTGGCGCCCCGACGTTGCCCTCCGGTCCGCCATCGCCTCGACCACCCTGGCCGTGGGCCTCGGCATCCTGATCGGTTCACCGACGACCTGGGTCGTTACCGCGCTGGCCGGGCCCGTGGCCGGACTCGTCGGGCTCCTGGTCGTGGGGTTCTTCGGCCACGATCGGCCGGCCCGGATCGGTGGGTCAGTGTGGGTGCTGGCCTGGGTCGCCGGCCTGCTGCTGGGTAGCGCAACCGTGTCGGTGCTCGTCGCGTACGGCACGGCCACCGGGGTCATCGGATGGTGGCTGTGGGATCGGCTGGTGCGGCCGCTGGCGTCGGACGAAGTGATCCTGCGCGCCGACGAGCACAGCGATCACAACCACGGCATGGCCAGCTGGATGGACGTCGGCGAGAACAACGCCGCGCTGCAGGCCGACGCCGCCGTGCTCCGCCCGTCACTGGAGGGCCGCAATCTGCGGGACCTGCCGGCCACCGACTGGTCAGTGCATCAGGGCACGCTCGGCGCGAAGCTAGGCCCGTACACATGGCGCCAGGACCTGCGCACCTCGCTGAAGCTCTGGGAAATCTGCACGGGCGGACCGCAGATGGGGAAGACGACCAAGCTCGCGTGCCGGATCATCGACCACCCCGGGTCTGCGCTAGTGACATCGACGCGCGTCGACCTGCTGAAGACCACCGGAGCGATGCGGCGCAGCAGGGGCCGGATCGTCATCTTCAATCCGTTGGGCCTGGACTCGATCAGGAGCACGGTCCGGTGGTCGCCGCTGGCGGGCTGCACCGACATGGTCACCGCGGAGCGGCGCGCTGGTGAGCTGATCTCCTCGACACAGGGAGAGTCGGCGTCCTGGACGGAGAAGGCCCGCGAGAGGTTCCCGATCTTCCTGCACGTGGCAGCCGCTGCTGGCCTTCGACTGCGGGACGTCGCCCGGTGGGTGGAGAGCGAGAACACGAGCACCACCGTGTTCGAGATGACCGCGCTGATCAAGAAATACCTCGACGGCAACGCCGACCTGATCCGGAAGGTGAAGGACACCCTGGAGCAGGATGGCCGGCAGAAGTTCGGGTACATGTCCCCGATGAGCGAGGCACTGCGGTGGCTGCGGTCCCCCGGGGCCGCCGTGATCGGTGACGCCGCACTGGACGACCCGCGCTTCCTCGACATCGCCGACCTGATCCGGTCGGGCACCGACACCCTCTACCTGGTGTGCCCTCGGGATCATTCAGGGATCACACCGCTGACGAACGCGCTCACCTCAGAGCTGGCGTTCCAGGCCATCCGGGTCGCTGACGGCGGCCGCCTGGACCCGCCGTTCCTGATGGCCCTGGACGAGGCGTTCCTGACGTGCCCGGGCGTGGACCTGGCGAAGTGGACCAGCGACAACGGTGGTGCCGGCATCCCGGGCGTCATCACCCTGCAGTCCCTGGCTCAGCTGAACATGGGCTGGGGCGCGGGCGCCGCTGAGGTCATCGCCGGAAACGCAGGCGTCCTCACGGTTCTCGGAGGCACGAAGAGCGAGAAAGACCTGTCGCTGCTGTCGACGCTGACAGGTGGCCGGATGAAGCGGTTCGACGCGGACGACGACCGTCCAGTGGCCACCATGAGCGAGGCTGCGATCTCGCAGATGAAGCCGCACGAGGCACTGATGATCGTCAACGGCATGCGGCCGGTTCGGGTGACGACTCCGAAGTCATTCGAGCGGGCTGATGTTCGGGCCGCGACCCTGTGCACGGTGTGCGATGGGTCGGAGCGCTCGCATCGTCTCGACGGCGTCAACGCCGACCACGACCACGCGCCGCGCTGGGCACCGCCGCGGGATGTCGTGGTGCCGGATCCACGGCAGGACGACGACCAGGCCGAGCTCGAAGCCGAGGAGGTCGGCACTCATGAGTGAGCAGACGAAACTCGACCAGCTCGGCGTGCAGGTGAACGGAATCGCTTCCCGGCAGAGCGCAACCGAAAAGACCATGCAGGTCCTCACCCGGCAGTTGACGAAGGCAATGAACAGCCTCGCGACGCTGCAGGAACGAGGCGCGGCCACCACATCCGAAGAGGGAGCTGCCACCCCGGAGTGGCTGACCATGACCGACCCGCAGAAGGCGGCAGACGTCCTCGTCGAGACGTGGCAGTGGGTCGGTACCGTCTGGCTTCACCATCATCCCAAGCTTTCACCGTGCTGGCCCCTGCACCCCCGGGTCGTCGAAGATCTCCGCGCCATGAGGGCAACCTGGAAGGCCGCCTGCGACTCCCCGGCGGCGCCAGCGCTGATGACCGGATGGCTGGTGCAAGCCCGCCGGCCGATCATCGACGGGATCACCGAGGCCATGACGCACTGCGATGAGACACGGCACCGGGACGCTACGTCCCTGGAGCATGCAGTCTGCTTCCAGCTGACCGACCCACCGGAGCTGACCCTCATGGAGGTCGCCGAGTGGTGGGTCACGTTCCGGGGGGCCGAGGGCGTCCCGGCCCCAGGGCTCGTGCAGCTCGATGGGGTGAGGTCCCGATGAGCGCGCTCGGAAGCATCATTCTTTCCGCCGCTTTGGTGGCCCTGATCTTCTGCGGCCTCGTCGGGTGCTACATCGCGCACCAGAAGATCAACGACACCCGTCCCGCAAACGCCAGCAGGTTCACCCCTAAGCAGCGGTGCTCCATCCAGCAGCAAATCAACGCTCGCTGGTCACACCGGTTCATGCCGAACCCGTACGCAGGATCAGTGCCGCCGGTGCTGTCCAAGGTTCAGCTGTGCCAGGTCAGGGTCGATGCCGACCTGGAGGCGCACGTGGCTGAGGTCAAGGCGCAGCGCGATCAGGCCCTGGCCGCCCGAGAAGCTGCGGTGGTGATCCGATGAGCGAGCAGCGGCCTGAGGTTCCGGAAGGCTGGCAGGACGGGCCCATGGGCGACTATTCGCGTCTGCACGGCGGTCGAGTCGAATACCACCCGGACCACCCGGAGTACATCGACACTGATGATTACTACTACGAGCAGGTCGAAAGCGCCCAGGAAGCCGCCGAAACTCAGTACTGCCAGGAACGCGACCAGGAAGACGCACTCGTCATCGACCAGTTGGCCAACGTGGGCCTTCCCACGGACGACCGCGCCGCGGTGTACGAGGCGCCCGGAGAGGACGGCCTGGACGGTCACGACTACTGGCCTGAGCGGCACGATGAGGACCTGGCCGTGGCCGAGGCGATCGTGGACGCTCTAACAGCCGAGGACCGCCTGGACCGGGCGGTGGTCGCCGCGACCACCCCGCAGCAGGTCGACCTCACGGTGTACGACCACCAGCCTGAAACGGTCCACGTCACCGGGCACACGCAGACCCCCTGACCTGTGAGTGCAGGCCCCGTTCGGCTATCCGCCGGCCGGGGCCTGCACTTTGTCGGTGGGCAGTGCGATGCTGGTGGCATGGCACTACGCCCGGGGGTAGACCGCAGCGAGGCCGAGTTTGCCGCCCGCTGGCAGCACCTCATGCGCGGCGTTCAGTCCTACTTCGCGATGCCAGCCACAAGGGCCGAGCGGATCGCCATGGGCGGCGCCGTCGAAGCGATGGAGTGGGCCAACGGTCAGGTCCAGCTCTCGCCGGCCCGGCACCTCGAGGTCGAGGGAACGACCCACGACCTCCTGCTGGAGTTCATGGCCGCCGGCAAGGCACGCAAGAGCGGTGACCCCTGGGCCGATGGCGTGTACCTCTCGCTCACCTGGCTGGCCAACCCTGATGGGGACCGGTGGAAGGCGCACCTGGATGCGCTGGCCCCCCGCCGGGCCTGACCTGGCTGCGGTGTGATGATGCTCGGGTGACTGACGCTGACGAGATCCTCGGCCCGCAGTGCGAGGAGTGCCACTGGCGGCCCGAGTTCCGGGGCCACCGCCCCAAGATCGGCACCTACCTCGAGGCGTGCTCCCAGTGGATGCCCACTGCACCCGCCGAGGAAAGCACCTCAGCGCCGGAGCCCAACCCGGCACCCTGACCGGGTGCGCGCCTGCCTCTGGACCCTCGTGGCCTCGATCGTCGCTCTCCTGCTCGCCCCTCACCTGCCGCCCGGGCCCGGAGCGCTGGTGGCCGCCGGAGCAGCAGCGGCCGGGCTCTTCTCGACCGCGATGCTCGGCGTCGGCCTCATCTGGTCCTGGCACCAGGACCGAGCATGACCAGCACCTGGCCGATGAGCCGAGAGCCCGTGCCGCGCGAGCAGGCGCTGGCCGCGTTCGCCGAGAAGCTGGCGGCCGAGGTTGTCCGGCTCCACCGGGCAGGCAAGCTCCAGCCGCTACCCGATTCCCCGGACAGCGACCGGACCGGCGGGTAGCGTCGGTTGAGCATCACCCCCATGCGGCCCGGTCAGACCGCATCGCCTCGGCCCCGGCCGCGCCCTTCACCCCCGGCGCACCGGGGCCGAGGCATGTCCAGGCCGGTGAAGCCGACGGCAGCACCGATAATCAAACTCATGACGCCACCCGAGACGCCCGCACCTCAGACCCAGCCGGACACCTGGCTCCAACGGGCCCAGGACCGCCGAAAGGCCGAAGACAGCGGCGAGCATCCGGTGACCGGCGCCCGATTCAACTCGTTCATCTAAGCTCGATCCCAGGAGGCCCCGGTCCCGCTCGCGCGGCGCTGGGGCCGCCTCACGTTCACCCGGACCACTTCGGCAGCCCGAGGGACCGCTCCAGCGCGGCCACCGCGAGCTCCAGCGTCACGTCCTCACCCGACACCCACCGGTCATGCGCACCCGGCGGCCGGACCGCGACCTGCGCCACCCAGCCCTCGTCGCCGTACTCCAACAGCAGTTGCCCATCCCACGCCCGCTCCCGGATCACGTCGTACTGGCCGTTCATCAACGCCAGGTACCGCGCGGACGGCCGATGCTCAGGGCGAGGCATCCCCACACCGTGCCACCCCACCCCTCCACCAGGCCGACCGTCCAACGACGTGTCGCCCAGACGGCCGAAGCGCACCCCCCAGCCCACCGATAGCCTCGGACCCGGGTCGAGCCCACACCCCGCAGACCGGCGCCTGCGGGGCACCAGTAGGAGCTCCCATGCCCAGCGTCCCCCGCATCCTCCGCTCCATGCCCGCCGGCGACATCACCCCCTGCCAGCCCCGCCCCGTCATCGCCCGACTCTGGTGGCGCAGCATGCACCTCGCCCGCGACGTCCAAGCCTGGGCCATAGGCGACGCCGCAGAAACCACCCTCATCCTCTGGGACGCAGGCTCAGGCATCGGGGTACGCACCGACCCCATCCCCACCCGAGACATCCGCGAACCCGGCACCCCCTACACCGGGCCAGCAGACCCCACCGGCTTCGAGGCCCCCTACCGGGTCGACCCCGACGTCAGCCCTGGCCCACCAAGACCCGACGTGCAGCGGCCGGTAGCCTGACCAGCGCGTTGCCACGCGGCTCGGGACCGCCCACGTACCGGAGGGGCGGACCCGAGCCCACCCCCAGCCCTACCCTGAGCGCATGGACCAGGCCCTGTGCACGCACCCGCAGGTCTACTGGTGCCCTGCATCCGGCGAAAACGAATGCCCCACGTGCGGCGGCTTCGAAACCTGTTGCGATCGGCCCGAACTCCACGAGCCCCCGATCCCAGCCCGGAGCTCCCGGTGGCCCTGGTGGACTAGCCCGGGCTACTGGCGGGCCGCAGTAGTCCACCTCGCCTACCGGGTCGGGCTGCGCGGCTACTGCCCCACCCACGACCAGCTGCGGTGGGCCTGGACCCACCGCAGCTGCTGCAGCCGCAACCGCCAGCTCGTAACCCGGCTCGCCCGCCGGATCTGGGGCACCTGACAGCCCTACGCTGAGTGCATGACCGCTGACGTCGTGACCCAGTTCCTCGACAAGCGTCCGGCGTTGCGCGAGTACCTCGACGCCAACCCCAACGCCGAGGTCCGCTACCACGGCCTCGCATTCGGCATCACCAGCTGCTCGATCACCGCGAACCGAGGCACCCGGACCGAACGCGCTGGCGTCGTGGCTATGGACGCCTACCAGTGGGACCCGCTCCTGAAGCTGGCGCTCGAGGAACCCGGCGTCTGGGTAAACCAGCGCCGGGAAGCGAAAGCGGACCTTGGAATCTTGGACGCATGGCTGCAAGCCAACCCATGGCAGCAGGGGACGGTGACCAGCCTCCGGGACTGCGCTCAGGCGGAACTCGCCGAAGAACTACGACGCGACATGCTGATTAAGCAGATGGTCCGATCGCCCTCTTCGCGCATCAAGGTCACGGCGACCTGATCGGCCTACTCTTGAGCGCATGATCCACCGAGCCGCCGACGCGCCGCCCGTCACCCTGCTCGGCTGGCTCCGCGCGCAGGTGGACGCTGACGAGCAGGTTGCTCGCGCCGCGTCATCGGGCACTTGGACGTGGCGGACGCCGCTGCGGGTTGAGGCGGAGAGCAGCCTCCGGCCAGGGCACCAGCTCACCAGCTGCCTGTTTACAGGCGATGGCGGCAATGTCACGGAGGCAGACGCCCGCCACATCACGGCATGGCAGCCCACCCGGGTCCTGGCCGAGATCGTTGCCAAAAAGGCCGTGCTCGCGAAATGGAGCGACACCGCCGTGTGCGAAAGCCACACGTCCGGCTACGAGGAGGCCATCGACGACGTGCTGCGCCTCATGGCCCAGCCCTACCGGGGTCGGCCGGGCTGGCAAGAGGAATGGATGCAGGCGTGATGGTGATGAGCTGGCTACGCCGACAGTTCCAAATAGTCGGTCCCATCGTGGCCCGGCGGATCCGCGACGACGCCGAGGCCGAGATCCAGCGACTGCACACAGCAGGCCGCCTCCCACGCCACCACCCCGGCGGGTTCTGGGACCGCAACCTCACCCGCACGTAGCCTGAGCCCATGACCACCGCGCCCGAACCGATGGCGTTGCGCTGGACCGCTCACGTGCGCATCGAAACGTCGGCCCCGCTCGACCTCGCCAGCTGGAGTCAGGCCGCGGAACGAGAGCACATCCTGCTCGGCATCGACGCCACGGCCGAACGCAGCCACGTGCTCGCCGACTTCGAAGGCGTAGCCCTGAGTTCCGACCCGGCCGAACACCGCGACCCGGCCAACCCCGTTGGCGTCCTCCAGGGCGCCACCGACAAGGTGCTCCGCATCATCGGGCCCGACGTCCCCTTCACCTGGCTCGGCCTCAGCTACGACCGCGAATGACACCACCCGCCCTACGCTGAGCGCATGACTGCTACGGCCAGCCTGGCCACGACCGAAGCCCTTCAGGACGGGCACATCGCGCACGTCATTGACGCCGACGGACACAGCGTCATCCTCATCGGCACCCGGCCCCTCACCGACGCCCAGGCCGAAGGCCGCGCGATCGTCCGCGAAGGCCTCGCCGAAATCCTCGCCTGGCTCGGCGAAGACACCGAACTCCCCACCGGCCGAACGACCGCAGACCACCTACGAGGCAAACTCCCCGAGCTCCCCGTCAGCACACTGGCCATCCGACCGGCCGAGTACCGCCTCCACTACCTCAGCGCCACCGGCACCCTGACCCGCAACGGCGACCACCTCACCGGCGGAACCAGCGAACCCATGGCCCTCGACGCGCGCACCGCGGCCACCATGCACCCGCTCCCACCACTGGAGTACCTGAGCCGCCCCGGCGCCCTGCACCGCGCGATCACCGAAGCCGTCGAAGACGCCTACCGTCGCCTCACCCACCTGCTCACCACAGACGGCTACGTCGCGGACGTCACCGACGGCTACCCGGTCCCCGAGCTCCGCGTGGAACTGCGGGTGAAGGCATGGCCCGCGGTCCCCGGAATCACCGCTCCCGAAGGAGAGCCGTCCCGCATCGGGGCGTGGGCCGCTCCGTGAGCGATGCGCCGACAGCAACGGAGTAGCGCGCCTCGCCACGCGGACATCACCCGGTGTAGTTGACGCCGATCAGAAACCCAGCAAATAATTGGCACGGGCATGGCGTATTCGCCATGCCCAGACACGAGCCCCCAACCACCAGGACGGGGGCTCGACGCATGTTCGGCATCCAGCCCGAAGCGCCAACCGCTTACCCGCTGGACCAGCTCGACTTCCACCTCACCTGCCACGGTCAGCCCCTGTACTCGCCCACCCGCGAGACCGGCTACGACGGCGACCAGCAGACTGACGCCAGCGAATGGCGCTGCCGCACCTGCACCATCCAGGTCACCCTCACCGTCCGCCGCGAAGTGCCCCGCTCGGCTGAGGCTGGATCCCCGCCGAACAGCGGAGAGCAGCACGAATGGCTCGACGAGATCCGGCCCGCACCAGGACAAGCCGACCGGTGACCGGCCGCCACCCGCACCAGCCCGGGCAAGCACCCGGCGCCTGCCCCGACTGCGGCCGGCCAATGCGGCCCACCGGCGACCAGGCCGACCAGGTCCTCGCGTTCTTCACCACCACGGTCCTCGGCCTGATCTTCATCGGCGCGCTCATCGTCGCCATCACCTGAACGGGAGATCCGCCATGGCCGCCACCGACCCAAACGACGAGGTACCCGCGCCCATCCGGGACATCAACGCCTGGGTCGACAGCCTGCGCCAGACCATCGTCTGCGAACCCCACCGCGAGACCACCATCCGCGAAGCGATCGAGGATCTGCCCGGCATTTACAAGGTGCAGCCCTCCGAGTTCTGCCCGCCCGGCCAGATCCTGGTCCTGCCTCGCCGCGGAGAACTACCGGACTACGACCCACCTCTCGAGACCCGGCGCTCCCGCACCCCGGACGACCTCTTCGGCCTCATCCGGCCCACCATCTCCCGCCTCCTGATCACCACCTGAACCGAGGAACGGCATGCCGCAGACCGTCATCGCCCTGGTCCGAGTCCGCTCCTGGAACCCGTTCCGCAGCACCGACCGCTGGCGCTGCACACGGTGCAGCTGGCGTGGATGCTGGACCAAGCGCGGTGAGCGCCCTCGAAGCACGAACGTGGCCCACCGGTGCGCCGCGTCGTCCTGATCTTCGGCCCACCCGGCTCCGGCAAGACCACCCTCGCCCGCACCCTCGGCCTCGCCGTCTACGACCGCGACGACCCCGGCTGGACCAGCGAAGCCCACTTCCGCCGAGCCATCAGCGCCCTCGCCCAGCAGCCCAACGCCCAGGCCGTCGTCATCCGAGCCGGCTCAACCCCCAACGCCCGAGCCCAAGCAGCCCGCCTCGTCGCAGCCACCGAACAGCGCCTCCTCCTGGTCGACGCCGACACCTGCCGCCAACGCATCGCCCAGCGAGGCCAGACCAGCCAGCACATCCGCCGGCAGATGGCCGCCGTCGACACCTGGTGGACCCGCTACCGCCCCGACAGCGCCACCCCAGCACGGGGCCAGGCAGCACCCCGGCGCAGCACCGGCGACCCCAACCTCAAGACCAGCCAATGGCGAGCCATCCGAGCCCACTGGCAAGCCCTACGCCTCCCCACCTGCCAGGCCCCCCGCTGCCTCCTACCCGGCCAGCCCATCAGATACGACGGCAGACGCGGACCAGACAGCCTCGACGTCGGCCACATAGAGCTCAGGGTCCACGACACCCGCACCACCTGGACCATCGAAGACACGAGGCCTGAACACAGCAGGTGCAACCAGTCAGCTGGTGGGCACGCGGGCAACGCCCGCAAGCGGCCCACCCTGGCCCGCCCAGGGACCGCCTCACGCTGGTGACCAGGCAGTAGGAACCCACCGGTACAGGCGAAACGGGCACCCGAGGGACGCTCGGCAGGTATGTCCGATTCGAGTTTTTTGGGTGGAGCTTCCAGGACCCCGTCTTGCGTCCCCCACAAATCCCCGAGCGCGGGTTTAAGCCAGAGCGCTCGGTTTAGTAAGTCGACTAAGTCAGTCCGGCCTGATCAGCCGGGCCAGAAGGCCCCACGTCTCCCGGCGTGGGGCCTTCGCCATTCCCGGGAGCTGTGATGCCGCGACGAGCGGATACCCCATGTGCCGGGGGCTGCGGCGCGCTTCTGTTCCAGGGTCGGGGATCCCTCCCGCCGGGGTTGGCCACGTGTCGGCCATGTCGCCGCGAGGGCAAGGCGCCGGTCGCGGCCTATGCAACTGGGGAGCGCAGTATGGCAACTTGCCCGATCTGCGGGGCGCGCTTCCGCCGGCGGAAATCCGGTGGTGGTGGACCGACGCAGACGTGCAGTGTGCGATGCGGCCAATTGTTCAAGGCCACCAAGCGTGACCCGGTGCGGGCTCGCGCCAGCCGCAGGGCTCGTGACCGTGCGCGCTGCGCTGCGCGCCGTGCCCGGCTGCAGTTGGTCATCGTGGATCTAGTGGAGCCCGATGTGGTGTTCGATCGGGACCGCTGGCGCTGCCACCTTTGCGGCAGCGAGGTGGACCGGACTCTGAGCGGTCGTCACGCGATGGGTCCGACTCTCGATCACCTGGTGCCGATCGTTCTGGGCGGTGAGCACTCCTACGCGAACGTGGCGCTGGCTCATCGGCGCTGCAACTCACGGCGAGGCCTGGGCGGTGTCGTCCAGCTCGCCCTTGTGGGGTGATCCGTCGTGGAGCGCAGGTGCAAGGAGTGCGGGGGTGTGATTCCGCCGCAGCAGGGTCGAGCCCGGCCTCGGGAGTTCTGCGAGAAGTGCAGGCCTCCTCGGAATCGGGGCAACCCCCGGGTGATCCAGCTGCACGAGGCAAAGCCAAAAGCCGCACCGAAACGGCAATCTCAACGCACGTCCACGACGACAAACACCGAACCGCTGTATGCGCCCTCTTCGCTGGTGGATTCGTACCGCCAGAAGCTCGAGTCGGTTGGCCGGCTGGACTGCCCGGAGGGAGCTCTCGTGATGGAGCTCGCCCAGATGATGACAGCGGGGCGGGGCAACCACACGGCGGCTGGAGCCGCCTCACTGTCCCGAGAGCTTCGGGCCGCGATGGAGGCAGCCATGGCCGACGCGCGACCGGAGGCCGACGTCATCGACCACATCTTTGGTGCCGGGTGAGCGCCCCCGCCTTCGCGGGGCTCGAGGTTCCGCCCGCCTACGTGTGGACGCCTCCTCGGGATCGGTCGCTGGTCCGTGAGGTCGCGATGCTGTCGGAGGCCATCGGTACGCCGATGGACCCGGAGCAGCAGCTGGCTGTGGACGTGGCCACGTCGCTGCGGGACGACGGGCGCCCGGCCACGCTGGAGAGCGCGATCATCACGTGCCGGCAGAACCTGAAGACGTTCTGTGCGGAACGGGTCGTGCTGACGCACCTGGTGGAGCCGGACCGGCCCGGGCTACAGCCGGTGAGGCTGATCGTCTGGTCGGCGCACGAGTTCCGCACCGCCCAGGAGACGTTCCGCCACTTCGACGAGCTGATCGCCGGACATTCGTTCCTGTCCCGCCGGGTCACGAAGGTGTCCCGGGGGAACGGCGAGGAAGAGTTCGAGTTCGCCGGCGGCAAGCGGCTGATGTTCCGGGCCCGGGTCCGGACCGGTGGCCGAGGCCTGACCGGGGACATCGTGGTCCTGGACGAGGCGTTCGCTCTGCTGCCCGCGCACATGGGCTCGCTGCTGCCGACGCTGTCGACCCGTCGCCGCGCGAAGGTCATCTACTGCTCATCGGCTGGCCTGGCCGGCTCGGCGATCCTGCGGGGCGTCCGGGACCGGGGCCGTGCCGGTGGAGCCGGAGCGCCCGCGTACATCGAGTGGTGCGCTCCGGGGTCGATGGCCGAGCCGGGCTGCCTGCTGGAGTCCTGCCAGCACATCCCCGGTACGCCGGGGTGCTCGCTGGACCGGGAGGACTTCTGGCGCCAGGCGAACCCTGCGATCGGCCGGCGCATCGACATCGAGTTCGTGCGGTCGGAGCGGCGGGCGATGCCTGCGGCGGAGTTCGCCCGGGAGCGGCTCGGCTGGTGGGACGACGCTTCGTACGGGGAGAAGCCGATCAGCGAGGACGAGTGGACGCAGACCAGCGTCCCGACCACCCGGGAGCTGCCGGTTGGCCGGCGCGCGTTCGTGCTCGACGTGGCGCCCGGCATGGTGGCCGCCGCGATCGGGGCGTCGATCGCGTCTCCGGTTCCTCACGGGGAGCTGGCCGACGCGCTGCCGGGAACGGACTGGGTTCTCCCTCGCCTGCTGCAGCTGCGGCAGCGGTACCCGGACGCGAACTTGGCCTACGACGCGACCGGGGCCGCGGTGGCGCTGCTGCCGAAGCTGATGGCCGCCGGCCTGGACCTGGAGCCGATGTCCGGCACGGATTGCCGGGCGGCGGCCGCGCACCTGCAGAAGCTGTCCGTCGATCAGGCCTGGACGCACACCGAGGACCCGATCCTGGACGGCGCGTTCACGGTGGCGGTGAAACGGACCGTCGGTGACGGCGGCTGGGACTGGGGCCGAACGAGCTCGGGCGCGAACATCGCGCCCTTGCGGGCCCTGACCGGCGCTATGTGGCTGGCCGAACGGGAACGCGAAAGCGACTACGACGTGCTTCAGAGCGCCTATTGATGCCCGGCACTGGCCTGGCCGGGAGGAGGCGCCGGTGAGCTGGCTCCAGCGCGCCCTCCACGCGGTCGGCCTGTCCAAGCGGGACCTGGCCTCGGACGTCATCGGCTGGACGGACCGGTCCGGGCGGCGCCTGGGCGGCCCCCACGGGGTCACCCCAGAGTCAGCGCTGCGGCACTCCGCTGTCTGGGCATGCCTGCGGCTTCGGGCCAACCTGATCTCCACCATGCCGGTGGACGTCTTCCGCACCGTGGACGGCGTCCTGGTCGAGGTAACGAAACCGGCCTGGCTGAAGAGCCCTTCGCCGGGTGTCGACATCACCCAGTGGATGTGGTCCACGCAGGTCGACCTGGACCGGTACGGCAACACGTTCGGGCTGATCACTGCGAAGGACGCGGCCGGGCGGCCGGCACAGATCGAGCTGCTGGCCGCCGGTGAGGTTTCGGTGCTGACGAAGGGCCGCAAGATCACGGGCTACCGCATCGGCGGGGAGATCTTGGATCCGTCGCTGATCTGGCACGAGAAGCAGTACGTAGTGGCGGGTTCCCCGGTGGGGCTCTCGCCAATCGCGTATGCGGCTATGTCGATCGGCGGGTACCTGTCCGCGCAGCAGTTCGCCCTGGACTGGTACACGAACGGCGCTCACCCGGGCGGGACGCTGAAGAACACCGCGAAGACCCTCACCCCTGAGGCCGCTGCCGAGATGAAGGCCCGGTTCAAGGTTGCCGCCGCGAACCGGGAACCGTTCGTCACCGGCTCGGACTGGGAATGGAACACCGCAGCCGGCGACGCGAACAGTGCCGCGTTCCTGGACGAGATGCGGTACGGCGTGACCGATGTTGCCCGGTTCCTCGATGTGCCCGCGGACATGATCGACGCGGACTCGGCGACGGGGAACATCACGTACGCCAACGTCACCCAGCGGAACCTGCAGCTGCTCGTCATCAACGTGGGCCCGGCCGTTTTCCGGCGGGAACGGGCGCTGTCGGGTGCGCTGGCCGAGCCTCGGCTGGTGAAGCTGAACTCGGACGCGATGCTGCGCATGGACCCGCAGACCCGCGCAGCGATCCTGGCCGGCCAGGTAGCGGCCCGGCTGCGGACCCCGGACGAGGCGCGCGCCTACGACAATCTGCGGCCGCTGACCGACAGCGACTACGCCCAGTTCGACCGGCTCTGGCCGACGAAGCAACCAGCCCCGCAGCCCGTGGAACGTGGCGGGGGCTGGGCACTCCCCGGTGGCCGACCGGTCATCGAGGTCACTGCGACACATCTTCCAGCCGAGCGGCTGGCCATTGGAAGCGGCTGGACGCCGCCGGGCGGAAGGGACGGCAGATGAGCGTCAGCATGCAGGAGGCCGCGCAGAAGCGCGCCGCAGCAGCGGAGAAGGCGGTACGCAGCAGCAGCGACAAGCTGGGCCGGGCCGGGCAGTCGTTTCGGTCCGCGCCGCCGGACAACGTGTCGGCCCTGCGCCGGTCCGCGCCGCAGCCGGCGCAGATGCGCGCCGAACGTGTCCAGGTCGGCGGGAAGGACTTCCTGCAGATCACCGGGTACGCGACGGTGTACGAGCGCGGCTACGAGATGTGGGACTGGGCCGGCCCCTACACCGAGATCGTGACGGCCGGCGCCGGCGCGAAGACGCTGTCCACGGGACCGAACGTGGTCTACCAGGTGAACCACGGCGGGTGGCCGTTCGCCCGCACCACGTCCGGGACCCTCGACCTGCTCGAAGACACCACGGGCCTGCTGAACACGGCCCGCCTGAACCCGGGACGCTCGGACGCCCAGAACCTGTACCAGGCCGTCGAGGACGGCTCGATCAACGAGATGTCGTTCATGTTCGGCATCACGGCCGGGCAGTGGTCCCCGGACTACACCGAGTACCGGATCAACGAGTTCGACCTCGAGCGCGGCGACGTTTCGCCGGTGACGTTCGGCGCGAACCCCCACACCAGCATCGAGGCCAGGGCCGCCCAGTTCGAGCTGCGGGCCGAGGTGATGCGGGCGCTGCGGCAGATCGACGAGGGCGCGCTGAACGCGGCCCGGGGTGTCCTGGCTGAGCGTCTTGACGACCAGGGCCAGCGGGGCGCCGGCCTGAGCGTGGCCGCCGCGGCCGCGCAGGATGTGCAGCACCTGCGAGCGTGCATCCTCCAGAACTCGGTCGGCGACGAAGAGCGTGCCGTCCTGGCCGCCCTCCTGGAGCGGGCCGCGACCGGGGACCTCGACGTCCTGGCCGGTGAGGGGCCGCTGAGCGTGCTGCTCGGCGTCACCACCCCGGCGTCCCGGGCCGAGGCGAGCAAGCCCGAGTTCGTGCCCGAGCGCGTCGATTTCCTTGCCACCGAGCTCGATGCTGCGCGCGAGCTCACCTTCTGATCCACCCCCTCTCAACCACCGGGGCCCTGACGGGTTCCGGTTCTGCTGCAAGGACTCTGCCGGACGGATGTGGCCGGTTGTCCTGCGCTCTCGCCATGCCAGGCGGATGTGACTGGCGCGTGCGGGCGGGCAGCCCAACTCCCACCATCACGAGCCGAGAGGAGTCCGGCCATGCCGACTCTGACCCTGCCCGATCTGATCGAGGCCAAGCGCGCCGAGGTCACCGGGTTCAAGACCACCTACGACCAGGCCATCGCCCGCCAGCGCGGGATCACCACGCAGGCCCGCGACGAGGGCCGCGACAAGCTGACTGGCCTGGAGCAGCAGGAGATGCAGACCCTGCGCGAGCAGGCTGCGACGGCCGAGCGGCAGTTCGACACCGCGAAGCGTTCCCTGGACGAGCTGACCGCCGCGTCCGCCGACGAGGGCCAGGTCGAGCGGGAGCAGGAGCAGACCGCGCCGACCCCGGCCGCCCGGGTCGCCGCCGGTGAGCCCGCCGGCCAGGCCGGTGCCCCGCAGTCCCGCGCCTACGACCAGGTCCACCGGGTCGTGTCGGAGGAGCGGCAGTACGCCCCGCACAAGGAGCGCGGCTTCGACCAGGGTGCGGGCCGGTTCCGTCGGGGTGTGAAGCCGGGCGCCGGTTTCGAGACCGACGTGGCCGCCGCGTTCATGGGCGACTACGAGGCCCAGGACCGGCTCCGCGCGCACATGCGCGAAGAGCGCGTCGAGCGCGGCCAGTACCTGACCCGCGCGGTGGGCACCGGCGCGTTCGCCGGACTCACGGTCCCGCAGTACCTCACCGACATGTACGCGCCCGCGACCGCCGCCCGCCGGCCGTTCGCGGACGTCTGCAACCACCACGACCTGCCCGCCCAGGGCATGACCGTGAACATCTCCCGGATCACCACCCCCACCGCGACCGGCCTGCAGGCGACGGAGAACACCGCCGTCGTCAACCAGGACATCGACGACACCCTGCTGACCATCAGCGTCCAGACGAACGCCGGCCAGCAGACGATGTCCCGGCAGTCCATCGAGCGCGGGGCGGGCACCGAGCCGGTCGTCATGGACGACCTGTACCGGCGGTACTCCTCGGGCCTGGACGGCATCCTGCTGAACCAGGCGACCACGGGCCTGTCGGCGGTCGCGAACACCATCACCTACACCGACGCGTCCCCGACGGTCGCAGAGTTCGCTCCGCTCCTGTCGCAGGCCGCGGCCGGGGTCGAGGCGGCCATGCTGGACCTGGCCACCGGCGACAACATCGCGATCATGAACTCGCGTCGCTGGTTCTGGCTCAACCAGGCCATGTCCTCGACGTGGCCGCTGATCAGCCAGCCGCAGACCCTCGCGCAGACCCTGGGCGCGAACTACGGCGAGGTCTACGGGCGGGGCCTGCGCGGTGTCCTCCCGAACGGCCTGCCCGTGATCGTGGACGCCAACGTCGCGGTCAACCTCGGCGCTGGCACCAACCAGGACGAGGTCTACGTCGTCGACAAGTCCGAGTGCCACCTCTGGGAGGACCCGGAGGCTCCGCTGTTCATCCGGGCCGAGCAGCCCGCCGCAGCCAGCCTGGGCGTTTTGCTCGTTTTGTACGGCTACTTTGCGTACACGCACTCCCGGCTGCCCAACGCGCAGAAGATCACCGGCACCGGCCTGGCCACCCCCGGCTGGACCGGCGTCTAGTCCGACCTCCCGCGAGCAGCCGACCCGGGCAACCCCGGGTCGGCTGCTCGCGCACCAGCACCACCAGAACCCGCATCCGTCAGACACATTGGGAGGTCGGCCGACATGGCTGATGACGCACTGGACAAGGCCCGCGCGGCCGAGGGCACCCACACCCCGAACGTCGAGGTGGACCCCACCAACGAACTGCTCGACGGCGACAACAAGCCGCTGCCCCCCGACCTCGCCAACGCCGACGTCGTGGTCGACGAGTCCGGCACCCGGCTCACGCACGTCGACCCGGACGTGATCCCGTCGCCGACGCAGGCGAACCTGGAGGTCCTCCAGCGGGAGGGCAAGCTCGCCGCGGCCGCGGAGGCCGACCGGCTGGTCCTCGACCGGGACCGGGACACGGTGCGGGCCCTGCGCGAGGAGTACGAGGGCCTGGCCCGCCGGGCCGAGTTCGACGACAACAAGAAGCTGAAGTCCCGCATCACCCAGATCAAGCGGGAGCTGAAGAACCTGGGGGCGACCGTGGCCGACGACGAGCAGTCGGCCGACGACGAGGACGCCGCGGTGAAGGAGGCCGCGCAGGAACGGAAGGCCGCGGTCGAGGCCACCGGGCAGACCGTCGCCACGGGCAAGCAGCCTGCTGGTCGTCGGCGTCCTCCGGCCAAGGGCACCGCGAACTAGTCGGCCGCGCAACGCAACGGGGGTTGGGGCGTGACCGGAAGCATCACGATCAGGGCGACCGGTCAGGCTCTCACCCTGACCCGCGTCATCAATCAGGAGGGCACCCCGGTCCGGGTGTTCTCCGACCGGGCAGGCAGCCTGGCCGCTCTGCCGGTGACTTTCACTGGCGAGGCGACGTTCTGGCTGATGGACGGGCCGGTCCGGCTCACCGTGACCGACAGCGCTGGGAACGTCCTGAACGTCGACCCGGTCACCGTGCTGGGCGGTCAGCCGCGCATCGTCACACCGGTTCCGACGATGGCTCAGCTGGCCGCCGCCACGGCAGCGTCGGACGCCCGGACGGTGACCCTGCAGTCGCTGGCCGCCGACTATCAAGGGCAGCTGGCCGCATCGCTCACAGACCGGCAGGCGCTGCACGGGCAGGTCGATCAGATCGCTGCCCAGTTGGCCACCGAGGTCACCGCGCGCACCGCGGCCGGGCAGCAACTGTCGGCGGCTCTCGCTGACGCCCAGGCTGCGATCGCGGCGCTGCAGGCGGCGAAGGTCGAGATTCGCACGGCAACGCCGTCTCTGCCGGCTCTCGCGCTGGGGAACACGGACCTGGCGGTCACCTGGTCGACTCCGATGCCGAACACCACGTACACCGTGCTGCCCACTCTCGACGGTGGCGCCTCCGTGCTGGGGAAACTCAGCGTGGCGTCGAAGGCCGGCACGAAAACGAAGACCGGAGTGACGCTCACGGTTACGAACACCGGCCTGGTCGCAATCGCGCTCGGGTCCGGCTCGGTCAACGTCCTCGCCTACACCGGCCCGAACTGAGAGGCGGTCATGGCATCCAAGAACTTCGGCCAGAGCGTCGTTGCCCTGGCCCCCTCGCCCGCGATCTCGGGCCTTTCCTTGACCGTTTCGACGGGGCACGGATCCCGCTTCAGCACGGGCTCGCTGGTGCTGTGGCCAGCCGGGGAACCGACCCCGGACAACGCCGAGGTCGTGACCGTGGAGTCGATCTCCGGGGACGTGCTGACGCTGTCGGCGCGGGCCGTAGAGGGCAGCGTGGCCCGGGCGGTGACGGCCGGGTGGCAGGCCGCTCAGGGCCTGACCGCGGGCTCGTGGGACACGGTCGCTCAGCAGCTGGCGGCGAACACGGCAGCTATCGCGAACCTCACCCAGTTGGTCGGCGCTGGCGGTTCTGATGACGGCATCGACGGCGGCACTGCCTCCAGCACGTACACGAGCACGGGAATTGATGGAGGTACCGCCTGATGGCACAGCTGAAGCCGATCCAGGTCCGCCGCGACACCTCGGCAAACTGGACGTCCGTTAACCCGGTCCTGCTGCTCGGGGAGCCCGGGCTGGAGACCGACACCAAGAAGGTCAAGTACGGCGACGGCACCACCGCCTGGAACAGCCTGCCGTACTCCTCGGGGACGGTCTCGTTCGGAACGACCTCGGGCACCGCTGCGCAGGGCAACGACTCCCGGATCACCGGGGCAGCCCAGCGCACGGGCGGGAACTCGTTCACCGGGCAGCAGGACTTCTCGGGAGCACAGGTCGTCGGCCTGCCGACTGGGACGCCGCAGTTCGGCACGGTGCTCGGCAAGAGCTCGGGCAACGTCACCGGCGCGGACGTCGTGGCAGTGGCCGAGGTCTCCGCTGCCCTGGGCGCCAAGGCGAACACCTCGGACGTGAACACCGCGCTGGGCGCGAAGGCCAACTCGGCCGACGTCAGCACCGCGCTGGCCGCACTTCCTGGCACCTATGCCAACCGGACCGAGCAGCTGAAGGCATGGGCGCTCACCGCGGCGTTCACCTTCTCGGCGGCGCCCACCGCGAACTCGGCCGGCACGATCACGGGCGGGAGCATCGTGTGGCCCGATGGGGCGACCGGCGTGTTCACGGCCACCAGCACCGATGCCAACGGCGCGATCACCGCGTTCACGGCGACGACGACCGGCGGCCCCCTGGGCAGCAAGACGGTCACGGTGACCGTGCCCCGGGACGCGAACTCGATCATCAACGGCGCCATGACGGTGACCGTGAGCTGATGGGCCTGCTCGACGTACCGGCGATCCCGGCCAAGTACCCGGACGGCAGCAGGGCCACGGCAGCGAACCGACCCTCGTTCATCGACGCAGCTGACTTCGGTCCGGGCCGGACGCAGGTGGAGATCAACGCGGCCATTGCGCGGGCCGTCGAGGTCGGCTGCCGTGAGGTGCGGGTCAAGGCCCAGGACGGGCCCTGGACGCTCTCCCGGTATGCCACCAATGACCAGGGCGGCAGTATCCGTATCTCTCAGCCGAACATCACCCTGCGCTCGGATGGGGCAACGCTGATCATGGCGTCGAACGCTGCCTTCATCGGCGTTCGAAGTGTCACCGGGACCAGGGTCACGATCACAGCCGACACGGTTCCGACCGACACGACGCTCATGGTCGTCGACTCGTCGTCGTTCACAGTCGGTCAATGGGCGTTCGTGCGCTTGGGGCAGGCCGCGTACGACGCGGCTGAGCCCGACTTCTGGCTGTGGGCGAAGGTCCAGGCAATCCCCGACAGCACACACGTCACCCTGGACCGGCCTGTTGGATACGCGATGTCGGTAGCCGCGATCCCCTCCGTCGGGCAGCGTTCCATTGCCCCCATCCCGGTGCTCGTCAGCGACGTAGAGATTGCTGGGACGTGGAATCTGATCAACCCCCTCACCTCGGGGTCGAACGCTGAATCGGGCGTGTCGATTGCCTACGCCCACAACGTGAAGGTCGGCACCATCGTCGGCTCCGACTGCGGGGCGGCGGTTGTGGGCGGCCAGTTCGTCGAGTCCATGACGATCGACGCGATCAAGGCGACATCGGCCATCGCGCAGAACGGACACCCGGCCAAGGGAAGGGTGTTCGGCGTTTCCGAATGCCGAGGCGTTCGCGTGGGCCTCATCCAGGCAGAGAACGTCGAGAGGTCCCTCATCGTTGCTGAGGGGCGCTGCGAAAGCGTCGAGGTCGACAAGGTTGTTTTCAAGAACACTTTCCCTGGGCGTTCCATCGCAACTGCCGTCATCGGGGTCCTTGGCAATTCGCGGATCGATGTTAGATCGCTACATGTAATGGGAAATGGTTCTTATCTGTCCGACAATGGTGGTACGTCGGGAACCGATCTGAGAATCACAGACGCCTACTTTTACACCGCCACTCGCCCCATCATGAACCCGTCAATGATCAGTCGACGGCTTTATGTGGACGGCATCCTCTTCACCGACATCAGAACCTGGAAGCGCATCATTCCTCTGCGGCCCAGCATGCAGGGTGTAGCGATCGCCATGCCATCTGGACAACTCAGGAAAGTCAAGGCGACCGCATCCAGCACAACGGGAATCTCCACGTTGTACCTCGGGGCAACGTCGACCCTGACGAATTCCCAGTCCAGCCAACTGGTAGCCGGAGTTTCGGTAGACCTAACGCAGGGCGCCGGCTTCGGGCCTGGATACAACGCGTCCGCAGACACCGGCAAGCGCGCCGTGATCACCACCGACGCCACCGTGCCAACAGGCGCTTACCTGGCGCTGGAAGCGGAGTACTGGGCAGACCCGGCCGTCGCAGGGGACACCGCGGCAGCTGACGGCCTAGTCCGCCCGGACGGGCCAGGCACGGACGTGTGGCTCGCCTTCTACGGAGCCAGCCCCGACGCTCTGATCTCCGGGGCGATCACCCGTAACGCCAATGGGGCGGCCACGTCGGCCCCGGTCCTCTGGCCGGACGGGATCGCCGGGGTTTACACGGGCACCCCATCGGCGTCGTTCCCGGGGGCCGTGGACTCCTACACGATCACCTACCTGGGCGCCACGACCCGGACCGTCGCCCAGCCCGCACTAACTCGCGACCCCACAACAGGGGCCGTCACCAACCGACCTATGAATACGGTGAGCTGAATATGGGAATCCTCGACGCCCCGCCCTTCGGGATCTCAACCGCCAACGCCGACCGCCTGGCCTCCGCGCAAGCCTTGGCGCTCCAAGGGTGGTTTGCTGCACTTGCCAACCGGAACAACGCCCCGGCCCGCATATGGTCGATCGGCGACAGCATTACCGAGGGGACGGGTTCCACCACCCGTGATACCCGGTACATTTCCCGTTTCCGGGACTCCCTCCGCCAGCGGTTCCCATCAGCGACGGTCGGCGCGGGCGGCGGGGTCGGGTTCCTTGCCCCGTACTTCGACGGCCCGACTCCGCCGCAGCCGGCCGCGCTGACGGGAACAACGCCCGGGAAGGACTCGTCATTCGGCACGCGACGAGCAGCCATCATTGCCGTCGGGCAGACGTACACCTACACCATCACCGGAACATCCGTGGATGTCCGGTACGTCAAAGCCCCCAGCACGGGCACCCTCTCTATCACCATCGACGGCGGCGCCGCGACCACCATCAATACTGCGGCCACCCTCACGGACGGCAACGTCTGGAACAGCGGGGCTCTCACCGCGGGGACGCACACGGTTGCCATCACTTCCACGGCCGCGTCGGTCTACTTCACGGGCATCTTCGTCTACAACGGCGACGAGGCCCAGGGGATCCACATGAATGAGGCTGGTCACTACGGCATCACCTCTACCGGCTACTTCGCGACCGGCACGAACTACTGGGCGACGGCCATGGCTCAGTACAACCCGCATCTGGTGACCATCGCGATCGGGGTGAATGACTACCAGAACAGCATTTCGTCAGCGACGTTCAAGACCAATGTCCTCGCTGGCATCGCGGCCATCAGAACGAGCGTGACGGTGACGAAGCCGTCCATCGTGCTGGTGCCGCTGCATCAGCGTGGTGACGTTTCCTCACCTGCAGAGCCCTGGCAGAACTACGTCAAGGCCATGTACGACATCGCCGCCGCCGACACAGCCGGACCGGGCGGCGTCAGCGGGGTCACCGTCGCGGACTTCTCGCGACGACTGTCCCCTCCCGGATCTGCCGGTGCGGGCGACCCCTACGGGCTGATCTCCACCGACCGGGTGCACCCCACCGACAAGGGGCACGGGGTCATCGGTGAGGCGCTGGCCGGGTTCGTGTCGCCACGGTGACCGTCACCTCCGGAACAGGCAGGGCCTTGCCCTCAGCCGTCCGTTCCCCGCCCTCTCCTGAACCGGTGCGGGGGCTGAGAAGGCGCATGACAACTACGAGGGCAAGGGCGTACCAGACGATCCGGAGCCCAGACCGCAGGTTGTACTGCAGTAGATCGCATGTGTAGATCGCGCTGGCGCCGGTCAGCGCCAGCGTGGCAATCGTCGACATGGTCGGCGTGAGCTGGGCGCTGGCGCGATGGGCCCAGCCCAGGACGAGGCCGATGACCAACATGGTGCCGATGACATAGGCCCACCCATAGCCAGCGAGTTCGCCTAGCGTGTTGAAGGGAGTGAACTGGTTCAGCCCGAGGTTCTGGTTGACGGTCGACCAGTCGGTGAACATGCCCGGCAGCGGGTTGATGGACGTGACGAACGTGTGCATGGGCAAGGTGTTTCCGCGCAGCAGGGCGATCTGGCCGGTTAGGGGGACACCGAACAGCAGGTTGCCGAGGACCGGTCCGGGGTGTGACTGGTACCAGAGTTCGGGGTGCTCGTGTAGCCGGTGCAGGAACGGCGCGAGGCCGGCGCCGTCGGAGGTGGAGCGGACGTTGAGCGGGATCTGAATCCACCACCACACGATGCCCGCAGTGATCGCGGCGACGGTGCGGAGCCCTTTCCGCTTCCCGGTCTGTGACCACGCGAAGAAAATGAGGGCGGGCACGAGGGCGAGCTGGCGAGTACCGATGGCGAATAGCACGACGGTCTGAATGGCCAGGAGCACACCGGCGGCCAGGCGGACGTCGAACGTCCGGCGCGCGTCGCATAGGACGAATGCCAGGATGGCGACACCCACGACGGCAAACATGGACGCCGCCGAGACCGTGAATCGTGGACCCACCGAGGCAAGGTAGTGGCCCCTGGAGATCAGGCCGTGAGGGCCGTAGCCGACCACGGCCAGCGCAATCGGTAGAGCCCCCAACAGCAGGGCCCGGGATGCGGGGATCGTGGACATGACGCGCCCGGCGGAGGTCGGAGCGACCCTCCGGACCTCCGTGGGCCTGCCGGTGATCATGCCGCCGGCCCAGAGCGCGAGGGAGGCGGCTACGAAGATGCGGGCCGCGCCGTTGTAGACCTCTGGAGTGTGTGGGATGGCTGCTGATACCTGGGCGCTGCCAGCGATCGCTGGGAAGACGAAGTAGCCGCCCAGTCCGCCTAGGTTGACTCCACAGACAATGATCGTGACCGGGTGCACGAGTTTCCCGGTTCGCTTCTTGAGTAGATGGACCTGGACGTAGGTGATAGCCAGCACCGCGGCGACGATGAGGATGCTCGGGTCGTCAGTGGCCGCCCGCAGGACAAGACAGACCGCCACTATGACCACGACCGCGGCCGTCGGCAGGACTGACCACTTTGGCAGGTCGAGTGGGGTCGTAGCAGGTGTGGTCTCGATGCGCTGAGTGGTCACGGCGGGGATCCCCCTGGGTGAACGGTGGAAGCGGCCCGGGCGACCGCAACCACCCAGGGTGCCCGCTCGTCGAGGCGACCGGTTTGGCTACTGGCCGGTTGTGGGGCGTTCGGACGACTCAAGTTGGGCGCCCCAGCAGTCGATCCCCGCCTCATGATCAGCGATGACTCAGCGCTCCACTGGTGGAAGAGCCTCGAATCGCACGAGTGCGAGGACGTCCTGGCCTGGTGGAGCAACCGGGATCTGCCGACGCCCGAATCGGCCTTAACCAAGCAGGTCCACGCCGGTCTTCTCGCCCCGGGTGACGTGATTGAACCCTCCGAAACGGCCGAGGAGTTTCTCAACGCCGTCACCGAACACGGATGGCAGGACGAGGCGATCGGCTGGGCAGGCTTACCGGATGACGCCGAGCCGATCCTCTTCGGTTGTCTGAATTCGGCGGTGTTGACTCCCAATGCCACGGGCTATCTGCAGAGGCTGAATCTGATCAACCCCGCCGACCAACCGCCTGGAGCCGATGTCTGGCCGCCTGCACTGCGCGAGTTCGCTGTTTGGGTCCGGGACCTTCGGGGATGATTAAGAGCGGGGCGTAAGGGCGGTTACGACGGAGCTCCTGAGCCACGATCAAGAGCGCCACTAAGCGCGCCGAAGAGACGCTATGGCGAGAGACGACGCGATTTACTACAAAAAGCTGGCGGCTTGGCTCGAGGCGCTGGGCTCCATCCTGACCTCTGCTGGTTGGGCCGTAGTGGCAGCGACTCTTGCCCTCATCGTTGAGCGCAAGCAATCGCAGTGGGATCTGCTCGCGTGGACCTTCGTACTGATCGCTATCGGAGCGATAGTCACAGCTGTTGCCCGGGTGATCACCATCAGCGCGGACGCCAAGCTGGCGGACACGTCACCCCCTGATGCATCTTCCGCCGGGCGAACACACAAGATCAGTCTCTCGATGCGGCACTTCAAGTCCTGACTCGTATGCACCACCTACCTCGATATGGAGGTGGTGCACATGTCCGAGCCCACCGCGTTCGGCGGCCTGCTCGTCTTCGGCAGCGAGACCTTCGGTGGCCCTGGCCCTGAACAGCTGAGCGTGCCGAGCGCCCCGGACAGCCCGCTCGGCGGGTTCGTGGTCTTCGGTCGGCAGACCTTCGGGTCACCCCTGCTCGCTGCGATCGAGGGCGGTCCCACCGCCGCCACCGGCGTCCTGCAGATGTACACATGGCCGCTCGGCCCGGTCGACGTCGGCGACACCGTCACGGTCGCCGTGCAGGTCCTCACTTCCACCGGGGCCCCGGCGACGCCGGACCAGGTGGGCGCGGTGGTGTGCTCGGTGACGGTCGCCGGAGTGGCCACTGCGCTCGACGTGTCCGCGATGGGCCAGGGCGTGTTCCAGGCGTCGTGGACGGCCGAGCGGGCCGGCACACACACTGTGGCCTGGCTCGGCGCCGGCGGGGTCCTGGGCGCCGGGCAGGTCTGGGCGGACGCTGTCCCCGTCGTCGCGGTCGAGGGCTCGTTCATCTCGGTCGGCCAGGCCCTCGCGCACCTGCGGGCCGCTGGGATCATCCAGACCCACGAGGACCGGGAGCAGCTGCGCTGGCTGTGCCGGGTCGCGTGCGAGGGCCTCGAGCGGGACATCGGCCGGATCATCGCTCGCCGGGTCGTCCGGGAGGACGTCGAGCCCGGGGGCAGCACCGCGGTGCTTCTCACCCAGACCCCCGTGCTCGAGCTGGTCTCCGTCGGTGGCACCGCGGTGGTCGCCGACTCCCACCGGGTCGACCGGTACGGGATCCTCCGGTCCCGGGCCGGGTGGCCGGCCAGCGTGTGGGGCAGCTTCGCCGTCGAGTACCTGGCCGGCATGGACCCGGTCCCGGCCGTCCTGCAGAAGGTCGCGCTGAACGCTGTGCAGCGGATGTGGCAGACCAGCCAGAACTCCCCTCACCCGGCGTTCGACGGGGGCGGTGGTGGCGGTGGTGGGGACTTCGCGGCCACCGCGATGATGTCCGCCCTCGGCCAGCTCACCCCCGTGGAGTGGAACGCCTACCAGTCCTACAAGGCTCCGGGGGTGGCGTAGATGGCAGCGACGGCGCCTCTCGTGAAAGCCGCACTCGTGCAGCTCGTCACTGACCTCACAGCACCCGACGGGGTGCAGATCCTGTACGGGGCCCGCGCCACCCAGCTGCGGCCGGTCGCGATGGCCGTCACCGGGATCAGCACCGAGGTCGCGCGGAGCCTGATGGGCCGCACCCGCCGGCAGCGGGACGAGACGCACCAGGTCACCGTGATCGCGTCCGTTTTCAGTCCGGGCCCGGACGAGCAGCAGCGGGTGACCGAGCTGGCGTACGCCCTGATCGGCCAGCTGGAGGAACACCTGCGCTCGGGGCCCGACGGGCCGACGCTCGGCCTGGGCGCGAATGTCGACGCCTGGCTGTCGAGCATGGAGCTGGATGAGTCGACCGACGATGACGAGCTGCAGGCCAAGGGCCGGTACGCGGCCGTGACCGCGACCGTGTCCGTCTTCGTCGCCAGCACCTGACCCCTATCCCCTATCGCCCCCGCCGTCCTGGTGCTGGGGCTCTTCGTCATGCCTGGAGGCCTGAGTGAGCAACGTGAAGATCCGCCGGTCTCTCGGCAGCACCATGGCGGATGTCGTTTCCCCCGAGCACGGGGTCGATATCCGCGGCGTCGGACCTGGCGACACGATCGAGGTCCCCGCAGGGCTGGCCGGCCAGCCCGGCTACTGGCGGCCGCTGAAGCCGGGCGAACGCGAGATGCCGTACCTGCAGCTTCGCACCCACGACGACGTGCGGGAGGTCTGGGACCTGGGTTCCGGGCTGCTCGCCCAGGCCGGCAACTGGGAGCCGGTGACGCCGGTCAAGCGCCCGAGGGCGCAGGCCAAGGCCGAGGCCCAGGTCGAAAACCCCGCGACGGAGGACTGATCCACCATGCCCACCATTCTCGACTCGTCCTTCTCGCTCGCGCCGGAGACGACCTGGCCGACCGCTGTCACACCGATCCGCGCCTACGAGTGGTACGGCGACTCGTCGATCTCGTGGGACGCCATGCCCGAGCAGGGTGAGGGCATCCGGAAGGGTTCCACCACCAACCTGGCCGAGCGCCGCCGGCAGGGCATCGGCACCGGGACGGTGACCACCAAGACGGCCCTCATGACTCGGGGAGACGGGCACCTGTGGCGTGCCTGCCTGGGTACGGGCGTGCACACGGTTCGGTCGTCGCCGGTGTCGCAGCAGCTGTTCTCGCTGATCACGCCGGACACGTTCATGCCGTCCTACACGCTGCAGTGCCTGATCGCGGATGATGGCGGCACGCTGCGGCCGCACACGTTCCCTGGTGCGATGGTGAAGAGCTGGGAGTTGGACGTCCCGGGTAACGGGATGCCGACGCTGCAGATCGAGTGGCTCGTCCGGTACATGGACACCACCATCGCTGCGACCGCTGTCGACAGCCTCTACCCGGCGCAGGTTTTCACGCCGTCCCTGACGTCACCGAGTCTCTTTATGGGCCGGGACGCTGTCTCGGGTGGTGTGACGTACGGCGGGACGGTGACCCTGCCGACGACCACCGCGCTGGCCTCGGGCGGCAGCCCGGACACTCAGTGGACCAGCTTCAACCTGAAGGTTGACAACGGCCTGTCCAGCGACGACGCGGACCAGCGACTCGGGGGCTGGAACCGGGCCGTCACTGTGAAGCGCTCCGCCCAGGTCTCCGGGAACATGCGGTTCACGGGCTCCGGCGGTATCGCTCTGCGGGACGCTTATCTGCAGCAGAAGTACGCGCCGCTCACCTTCACCCTGGTCTCACCCGAGCTGATCAACGGGACGACCTACGCGACGTTCCAGGCGGTCATGCCCGGCACCATGCTGAACTCCGGTCCGCCGCCCGGGCCCAGCGCGGACGGCCCGACGATGATGGAAATCGAAGCCGAGATCCTCGGCACCGTCGCCTCCGGCGTCGGACTCTACGTCGCCCTGGTGACCGCCGACACCGCCCTGTAGACCCCGGTGGCGTCGTTCGTTGAACTCCGGGGCGCCGAGCAATACCGGGCCCTGGGAAAGCAACTCCGGGGCGCTGCGAACAGGGACCTCAAGCGGGAGCTGAACAAGGCCATCACGAAGGCCACCCGGCCCACCGTGAAGGAGATCCGTGCGCAGGCACGTAAGAGCCTGCCGAAGAAGGGCGGCCTGAACGTTTACGTGTCGCGGTCCTCGTTCCGCACGAAGAAGCGGATGAGCCGCAACCCGGGGGTTCTGATCATCGCGTCGAAGAAACGCAGTGACGGGAAGAAAGCCGACCTGCGGGCGATCAACCGGGGTCGCCTGCGGCACATGCTGTTCGGGAACCGGCACCACTGGTACCCGCAGGCAGTCCCACCCGGCTTCTGGGAAAAGGGGCTGCAGAAGACCGTCGACCGGTCCAGCCGGGAGATGCAGGAGGCCATGGACGCGGTCGCCCGGAAGATCCTCAGCCGATCCAACATCAACTGAAAGGGGAGCACCGCCATGCTTCTCGTCATCAAAGCCCGTGAGGCCAACCCGGCTCGCCAGACTCTGGCCGAGCCGGAGCGCACCTACCCCCTGCCGGACCTGGACGACATCGGGCTGATGGATATCCTCGCGATCAAACGTCAGACCGGGTACGACGTGTCAGTCCTGGACAAGGCGCTGAGCGACGTGCAGACCGCGGGGGACGACGTCTCCTTCGGCGACATGACCGAAGAGATGATCATCGCTATCGCGGTGCTGGTGTGGCTCGCCCGGCGCGACGCCGGAGAGACCGACCTGACCCTGGAGCAGGCCTGCAAGTTCGGCCTGTCCCGACTGGAGTTCCGGCCCGAGCCCGGTGACGAGGTCGAGGCGCCGGCCCCAAACCGGCAGGCCCGCCGCGCGCGGGCAGCCGCTACGAAGAAGCCCGCCGCCAAGCGCTCAAAGCCCGCCAAGACCACGACCGATCTGAAGAAGGCAGGCATTCAGGTGACGCCTCGGAGCGGTGGCCGTTCCCGGACATCGCCAGTGCGGTCTACGAGCGACTGACCATCATCTGCCACCTCTGGCCGGGCGTGACCCCGCACCGGTCCGGTCAGCCGGGATCCATCTGGGACCTGCCGCACAACACGTTCCGGCTCCTTGCCCACGAGGCCGACGAGTGGTCCCGAGCCCAGCCCGAAAGCAGCGGCACCCCTGAGCCGGGCCCGGGATCCATCAGAGCCCGCGTGAGCTGACCAGTTCCGGGCGGGGGTGACCCCGCATGGGCGACGGCAACAAGGACCTCGTCTTCCGCCTCTTCGGCCGGGACGTCAACGCCAGCAAGACCCTGAAGAAGGTCGGCGACGAGGCCGACAAGGCCGGGCTGAAGCTCAAGGGCCTCGGCACGGCCATGAAGGTTTTCGCTGGGGGTGCGGCCGCCACCGCCCTGCCCGGCACCATGAACCTCCTCTCGGCCGCGGTGGTCGGGTTGGCGGGGGCCGCGGCCGTCCTGCCCGCGGTGGCGGCTGCAGGCGGGGCGGCCTTCGGCACGCTCAAGCTCGCAACCCTCGGATTCAGCGACGCGCTCGAGCAGATCCGGGACAAGGACAAGTTCGCCGAGCAGCTGAAATACCTGAGCCCAGCCGCGCAGCAGGCTGCCAGGTCGATCCGGACGATGCTGCCCGCGCTGGACAACTTGCGGCTGAACATCCAGCAGAACTTCTTCCAGCAGTTCGCGGGCCAGATCCAGTCCCTGTCGAGCAAGTTGATCCCGGCCTTCCGGACTCAGCTCTCGGCGATCGCCGCGAACGCCGGCGCGGGAGCCTCCGGTCTCGGCAGCTTCCTGGGTCAGCCGGAGCAGCTGCAGCAGATCCAGGTCATCCTCAGGAACACGGCCACCGCGGTCTACATCCTGGGCCAGGCGCTGCGGCCGGCCGCGGCGTCGCTGCTGACCCTGACGACGACCGGTACCCAGTTCCTGCCGGGCCTGGCCCAGCAGCTCGGCCTCGCAGCGCAGTCGCTGGCCGTGTTCCTGGACCATGTCAGCCAGACCGGGCAGCTGCAGGCGTTCATGGCGTCCGGCCTGCAGGTGACGATGCAGCTGGGCCAGGCGCTGGGCACGGTCGGGTCGATCCTGGCCTCGGTGTTCGGTGCCGCTTCGGCCGGGGGCAGCCTGGCGCCGCTGGCCAACCTGAACGCCGTCCTGCAGTCGGTGGCCACCACCGTGCAGGGGCCCGCGTTCCAGGGCGGCCTGCAGACCGTGTTCGCTGCCCTGTCGGTGGGCGCCCAGCAGATCTCGGCGGCCCTGCCTGCGGTGGGGGCCGCGCTGGCCTCGATCGCCCCGGCCATCGGGTCCGTGGTCCAGGGCCTGGCCGGTGGTTTCGCTGGGACGCTGACGACGATCTCGGGTCTGATCATCACCCTGGCCCCGACCATCAACTCCCTGGCCGCCCAGTTCGCGCTGCTCGCCCCGTCGATCATGCCGATGCTCGTCATCGGTGCTGGGGTGGCCCGGACGATCGGGCCCATCCAAAAGGTCGTTGGTGGCGTCGAAAAGGGAATCGAGGTCTTCGGGAAGCTGGGACAGGCGATCAAGATCGCCGTGACCTATTTCCGGGTTCTGGGCCTGGCCCTGAACATGAACCCGATCGGCTTGCTCGTGACGGCGATCGGCCTGCTCGTCGTCGGCCTGGTCATCGCGTACAAGAAGTCGGATACCTTCCGGGCCATCGTCCAGGCTGCGTTCCGGGCGGCGGCCAGCGTGGTGCTGGCCGCGGTGTCGGGGATCCTGTCGGCCTTCGAAAAGCTCTTCTCGGCAGCCAGTCACATCCCCGGCATCGGCGGGGCCATGAGCAGTGTCGCGGGCGCCTTCGCCAACGCCCGCGGTTACATCGACGGTGTCCGCACCAGCCTGGCCGCGATCCCGACGTCGGTCAGCACCGCGGTGAACGTGCGGTACAACGTGTCCGCGACCGGCCCGGCGGGACTGCTCGGCTACGGCAAGTACGGCGGCTTCGGGCAGGGTCTCGGGGTCATCAAGGACCCGGCCGGAACCCAGCAGGTCACCCTCGGAACCCCGAACGTTTCCGCGCCGCCACCGACGTACAGCGGCGGCCTCGGCGTGGGCAAGGGCTTCGGGGAGGGCCTCGGCAAGGGTGTCGGTAAGGGCATCGAGAAGACCAAGGACTACAGCAACAACAAGCTGGTCAAGCTCGCGAAAAGCCTTACCGCCAAGTTGCAGACGGCGATGTCGAAGCTCACGGACATCGTGAAGAAGCGTGCCGACTACATCAAGCAGATCCACGACAACCTCATCGCCGCGACGGCTCTCACCGGATTCGAGCAGGACCCGGACCGGCGCGGCACACCGAAGGCCGACTACTACGTCAACTACCTCCGCAACCGCCTCAAGCAGCTGCGGGCATTCACGGCGAACATCAATGCCCTGCGTAAGCGGGGTCTGAACCGGACCACGCTGGAGCAGATCCTGAACGCCGGGGTCGACGGCGGCGCCGACGATGCGGCTGCTCTGGCGTCTGGTGGGGCGAAGGCCGTCAAGCAGATCAACGGGATCCAGCGGGCCATCGGCAAGACGGCGTCCGGCCTCGGGACGGGCCTGGGGAACCAGTACTTCAACGTCGGGGTCCAGGCGGCCAAGGGCCTGGTGGCCGGTTTGAAGAAGTCCCGGGGCGCGTTGATCAAGACGGCCAAGGGGCTGGCCAAGGATCTGCGGAAGGCGATCCGCGACGAGCTGAAGATCAAGAGCCCATCGCGGGCGCTGGCCGAGGACGGACGGTACGCGGGCCTGGGGTTCGTGATGGGTGTGCAGTCGCAGCACAAGGCGGCATCCCGTGCCCTGTCGGGCCTCTCGCGGCCCGGGGCGGTCGCCCTGTCCGGCAGCCAGCGGTACTCCGGCGGAGAGGTCCACAACCACTACCACCTGCACGCCGGTGCGGTGATCGACGAATCCAACGTCTTCCGCCAGCTCGACGGCATGGCCAAGCGCGCGGTGTCGCGCGGGTACCGGCCGCAGACCCTCGCTACGACCGGAAGGCGGTGACCCGTGGCCTATAACCGCTACTACCCGGGGTTGTGGAAAGACGAGCCGAACCACACCACGCCGATCATGGCCGCGGCGCTGGATCACATCGAGGACGGCCTGATCGAGGCGGTCGCTGCAGCTGCTGCAGCGCAGGCCACTGCGGACGCTGCGGTGGCAGGGGTGGCTGGCGCTGGTGCGGTAATCCCGGGCTTGGCGTGTGACGGGGTGACCGACGACGGACCGGCAATCCAGGCGGCGCTGGACGCGGTCGAGGACGGTGAACTGTCCACGCACCTGCTGATCCATGGTCCGCCGGGGGCGAAGTGCTACATCAACTCGACGGTGACGATCTCGGCCAGCGGCGTGGTGCTGGAGTCCGATGTCGAGCTGCTGCTGGGCACGGACGCCCGGATCCGTCCGTGGGGTGTGATCGAGGAGCAGCCCACCGATTTCAACGCGAAGCCTGCTCTCACTGCTGATGCGCCGCTGGGCTCGCATGTCCTGCACGTCGACCAGATCCCAGCGGACTGGGTGCCCGGCATCTACATCGGCCTGCGGGGGAAGCGCACGGCCAGCGGCAGCGTGCCGAACACCGAGATCTTTCACAGCTTCGTCTCGGCGATCGACCGGACCGCCCTGACCATCACCGTGGTCGACGGCCTGCCGAAGGAGTTCAAGGCGGTCAACGACACGACCTTCAGCAACAAGGAATCACAGCTGACTCTGGTGGTGCAGTCGGCGATGACCGCCGGTTCCAACGCGCTCGGGGACACCCTCATCACGTTGGCCACCGCGGGGATCTTCCACGTCGGCGACGTGGTCCGGATCCTCGACGACACCAATACGCTCGATGGCAACGGCGACGTGCAGACGGGCAACTTCGCGCACAAAGAGGTCGCGATCGTCGCGGAGGTCCCAGACGCGACTCACCTGAAGCTTTCGCATCCTCTGAAGCACACCTACGACCTGGCGCAGACGGCTCGGGTCGAGCGGCTCGAGGCGCTGAAGGACGTGGAGCTGCGGAACTTCCGGATTAGCTTCGCAGCGCAGCAGGCGGACGGGCAGCACGCCATCGAGGTGCGGTACGCGCACAACGTGGTGATCACGAACGCGCACATCATCGGCGGGGGCGACGGCGGCGTCAGCTGGAGCGGCCACGCCATCCGGTTCACGGACTCCTTGGACTGCCACGCCATCGGCGGGGCCATCGCCAATCCCAGCGACACCGACGCCGGCCGCGGGTACGGAGTGAGCTTCTACGGGGCCACAAACTGCACGGTGAAGGGCCTGGCCGTCACGGGCTGCCGTCACTCGGTGCTGTGGTTCAACGGGGCCGCCGGATGCGAGGCGCACGGCTGCGTTTCCACGGATGCCCGGATCAGCGACTACGACTGGCACGGCGCGGACTGCGGCCGGAACAAGACGGTTTCGTGCACGGCGCAGGGCGGCACCAGGCGGACCCCGGACAGCGACCACGAGCGGACCGCGTGGAAGTGGGGGAACCCGTCGCACCGGCCCGGGGATAACGCGAACACGGCGGTCGACTGCCTCGTCGTGGATTACCACGGGGCCGCGATCGAGGTCATCCCGGACTGCGCGGACAACATTTGGCAGGGCGTCGTCCGTGGTGCGCGCATCGGGATCAAGATGGTGAAGCTGCCTGGCGACGACACTCAGCTTTCCACTGGGTTCGTCGTGCGGGACAGCGAGTTCTGGGATGTGATTGCTCCGTTCCAGATCGACGGCGGACCGAACGACGTGGTGCGGAACCTGACCCTGGAGAACGTGGCGCTCCACCGGTGTGGGCCGCTGCAGCTGGTGAACGCGCCGGGGACGCACCTGTCGCGGGTCACGATCGAGGACCCGATCGGGTCGGGCTGGCAGATCATGGCGTGGGGCTGCGACACGATCCGCATCGACGGCTGTGACCTGTCCTGGTCGCCGAAGGGCGTCGCCCTGACGAACTGCCCGAACGCCCGGGTCACCGGCAACACTATGCACGACCTGGGTGGAGCCGAGTTCTTCGACGGCGGCGGCAACACGGGCGCCCTGTTCCGGTCGAACGAGATCTTCCCCGGCACCGGGAGCTACACCCGGGCTGGCACCGCGAGCTCGGGTATCACGCTGCAGTCGGGCCTGGCCGACGGCGGCACGGAGAGCATTGGGTCCGCGGTCACCGGGACCACCTATGTGGACCCGGAGGAGGCGTTCGGTGGGGACGGCACCACCGAGCCGGGCTCCGGCGGCGGGGGCAGCGCTGGCCCGGGCGGCGGTGGAGGTGGAGCGCCGGAGCCGAGTGGCACGGGTGTTCCGCTGGTCGGCCGGTCCGGGATGCCCTGGAACTCGGGCGTGGCCAAGTGGGGCAACGCGCCGGACACCCCCGCCTTGGCCAACAGCTTCGGCACGTGGCGGGACCGCCCGGTCGACGGGTTCCTGCACTTCCCGCCGCGGCAGACGTGGGACGACATGCATGGTCACATCCCCACGGAGTGGACGAGCTGGCCGGGGTACATCGTCTACTGCATTCCGCCGCAGCCGGAAACGGAGGGCGCGCAGAACAACTCGGCGACAGCCGCGGGCAACAACAATGCCCGGTGGGAAGCGTTCGCTCAGACTCTCGTGGCACGGGGCCTGAATACCCGCCGTTTCATTCTTCGCCTGGGCTGGGAATGCAATGGGTACTGGTACAAGTGGAGCTGGGGAAACGAGAACGGCGGCAAGCCGACACAGAACAGCGTGGACTCGTACGTGCAGGCCGTGAAGAACGTCAGCCTGTCGGTGAAGAAGTACGCGCCGAACGTGCAGATCAGCATCAACATGACCCGCGGTCAGAAGCGCGCGGGCACGACTTGGCAGTCGGTCTACAACCAGCTCCTCGGCACCCACGCGTACGGGACCATTTTCGATGTTGTCGGGTACGACACGTACGACTGGTATCCGGCAACGAACTCGGGGAACTGGAACGGCACCCTCAACGAGTCCCCCGGGTTCAACGATATTGCCACCTGGTGCCGCGCCAACTCGAAACAGATCGGCGTGGAGGAATGGGCGCTCGTCGGTTCCGCTGCTGGCGGCGCTGGCGATAACCCGTACTTCATCAACCAGATGAAGGGTGTTTTCGTTTCGATCGCTGACATTCTCGCTTTCGAGGGCTATTACGAGGACATCGGGTCGGACCCGTCATTCGAGCACCGCATGATGACCGGCAACTACCCGAACGCGGCGAACGCCTACAAGGCTGCGTTCTGACGGGGGTGACTGGTTGTGGCGTGGGCTGGACCTGACACCTATCCCGGGGCCTCGACGTACCCGGGGATTCCCGGTGAGATCGAGGTGCCGGGTGTGCCGGCGCCGACGTGGAATCACGAGCTGCTGGTCACGATCGGCGGCGTGAAGGTCGACCTCTCGGCGGACGTGATCGGCACCACCGAGGTCGCGTTCCAGTCCCGCAGTTCCGAGGTGGAGGCACCGCAGCCGAGCACGCTGAAGGCCGAACTGAGCAACCGGTCCGGGGCGTACACGCCGGACAATCCCGGGTCGCCGCACTACCCGGATCTGACGCTGGGGGCCGCGGTCGAGTACTGGGTGACCAGCCCGGCCGGCCTGCGCAAGCGTCGTTTCCTCGGGCGGATCGACGGCCTGAACCCGACGTTCTCCGATGCGCAGTTCGACGGGACCGTGACCCTGACGGCGTCTGATCGGCTCGCGGATGCCGCGAGCCAGAACCTGAAGTCTGACGTGAACGAGCGGTGGAACGCGCTGGCCAAGGGCGCCGGCGGCGTGAGCGATGTGTGGATGTTCGGCGAGGAGGACGGCGCCACCAGCTTCCGGAACACCGGGTATGCCGGGAAGGGCTTGCCGGCGGTGCGGGTCCTGGCGAACAGCAGGCGGGGCCAGATCGCCCGGCTGGACCCGGACGCCCTGACGATGGAGGGCGCGGTCACGGTGACCCCGGACGAGACCGGGCGGGGCCCGGTGGTCCTGGCCCGCCACGGCCGCGGGATGAAGACGATGATGGTGTGGTTCCGGCTGGAGGGCGATGCCCCGTATCTGCCGGAGTACGACATGCTGCTGTCCGGGCGCCGGGGCCGGGCCGGCGGCGATGACGATGGCACGCTGATCTGGCACCTGAGGTACGCGGAGTCCGTCCCGGACAGCGGCGTTTTCCAGCTGGAGCTGCGCGATTCGAATAACGTCCTGTGCGGCGTGTTTGATACGAAACCTGCTGATGGCGCCTGGCATTCCATGTTCATCTGGCAGTCACGCACCGACCGGCTGAGCTTCTATTACGACGACAGCGCGGTGGTGCGTGGTATCGACGACCACAGCCTCCTGGACCAGGAGTACATCGTGGCCGGCGGGCAGATGTCCCCGTACAACCGGGGTGCCCAGCAGCGCGGCGTGACCTCGAGCTTTGCCGGGCTGATGGTGAGCACGGCGACGTTCGGTGGGCTCGAGGACTACCAGCGCAACGGGTTCGAGCACTCGACGTCCCGGCGGTGGGGCGACCTGATGGCGTGGCGCACCTACGGCGGCGGGCAGGCCATCGTGGGAGACGAGACCCGCATGGTCGCGATCCACTCCTCGATGGGCCGACCGCAGCTGGACTGCATCAGCGAGTTGGCCATCACGGTCGGCGGGTGCATCTGGCACAACCCGGCAGCGGACCGGGTCGAGCTGCTGACCGGCCCCGAGTTCCGGCCCACGGCGGCGGCCGCGGTGATCCGGCTGTGGGAGGACGACGACATCTCGGCCGGCCACGAGTGGGGCCTGACCGTGGCGGACACTCCGACCCGGGCGACCGCGACGTGCCCGGATGGCGAGGCCGTCTACATCGACGAGGCGGCCGAGGCGCTGGGCGGGATCCGGGACGCGGGCACGATCGAGACGTGCGCGGTCGACGTGGCCGCAGCGAAGAGCGTTGCGGCGTGGCAGGTCGGCCGGATCAAGCGGCTCAGCCTGAGTAAGTTCGGCGTGGACCTGGCCACCGCGGTCAGCGACTCCACGCTGTGGCCGGTGTTCCTCGCGCTGCGGCCCGGGGCCCGGCTCCGGGTGACCGGACTCGACCCGAAGATCTTCGGCATCTCCAGCTTCGACTGCCACGTGATTTCCTGGGTTGAGGAGATCGGCCCCACCAGCGCCCGCTGGACCTTCACCACTCTGCCTGCCGACTCTCCCGCTGAGTCCATCGTGGGCGACGACTACCTGGGCCGGGTCGGCTGGGAGGCCGGGGTCGCGAAGTGCAGCGCGCTGACCGCGGGGGCAACCAGTCTGACCATCACCGCGCCCGGTCATCAGCTGACCCGGGCGGCCGGGGATTACCCGCTGACCATCCAGATCGACGGAGAGCAGATGACGATTCAGACCCCGCCGGCGGCTACTTTCAGCCCGCAGACGGTGACGGTGGCTCGGGGCGCCCGGGGCACCCTGCCGACCGCGCACAAGGCCGGGCGCGATGTGTTCATTGCGCCTGACGCCCGGGTGAGTCCCTGATGGGCGCGCCACCGGCCGTCCCCACCCGTCTGGCTGGGCAGCGGGTCTCGGACTCTTACCTTGGTGACCTGGCCGACTACCTCGCTTTCGTCGGGAACCCGCCCTCGGTGTCGGCGTACCGCGACGTCGAGGGCACCATCCCGGGCGGCGGGGTGGACACACTTCTCGGCCTGGCCGGGGAGGAGTGGGACACCGACGGCATGCACTCCGTCGCGGGCGGCGAGAACTCGAAGATCACCATTAAGACCGATGGGATCTACCACGTGAACGCGTTTGCCCGGTTCCTCAGCGACTCCGCGGGGTTTCGGCGGCTGACCATCCGGCAGAACGCGGACGGCAGCCCGACCGGCGGGAGCTTCCTGTCCAGTGATACTCGGGATGCGTCGCCGTCCCAGATCACCACGCTGAGCGTGATCTTCGACAAGCATTTCAGCACGGACGATGTGATCCAGATGTTCGTGGCACAGAACTCGGGCGGCAGCCTGGGTGTGGATCCGGGGATCCGGAAGGTCGGCCTCCAGGTTCGCTGGGTCGGGACCGGTACCGAGTAGCGTCTGCGCCATCGCGTGCCGCGTGCGAGAGCCCGCCACCGCTCGAGCCCTTCGGGGCCGGGTGGTGGCGGGCTCTTCGCCGTTTGCGGGTCAGGAGCTCCGGATGAGGTCGGTTCGGGTCAGGGCCTGAGCGACGGTGACGGCGGCCGCGGCGGTGGCTACGGCCTGGGCGATGCGGGGCCGGCCACGGCGCCGCTCGAGCTTGCACAGGTCCACGGCCTCGGCGACGTTGTAGAGCGCCCGGCGGGTGGCCAGCTCGCAGACGTGCCGCAGCTCGGGCTCGGGCCCGGCCGCGTATGCCTCCGGGTCGCTGACCATGCGCGCCCAGCTGCGAATGGTGGAGTCGGAGAGCTGCCGGTGGTGGTGCAGGGCCAAGTGCCAGCGCAGGGCTTTCAGCCCCATCCAGGGCTGCTGGTCGGAGGGCATCTGCGCCTGCCACCACTCGATCAGGCAGCGGGTCTTGCAGGTGGAGCACTGGGCGTACCCGGTCAGGGTGGAGGTGTCGATGTCGGCGCGGACGAGGCCGCCACAGGGGACGCCCTCTGGGCCGCCGACGGGGCAGGTCCCGATGTACCTGCCCTGAGGTTGGGCCGGGTAGGCGCGGCGCCGAGCGTCAGCCGCGATGGTGACTGTGTCGTGGACGAGCTTGTCGGCCTGGCTGGGGTCGGCCAGGAGCCGGTCGACGTGCCGGCTGAGCCGGACCGCCATGGCTGCGACGGTGCGCTCCGGCGCCCAGGACTCGGCCAGCCAGCGTGCTTTTGACCAGGGTGGTGCGATCATCCAGCGGCCCTCCGTGAGCTGCTTGCCCCAGGGGAACGCGCCAACAGTCTGGTCGAGGTAGACGTTCCAGCGGGTCAGGTACTGCTCGATCGCGGCGCGAGCGTCGAGCGCGGTATCGGCGAGGGCCGCGGCCGGCTCGGACCCGAGCACCTTCTGGCTGGCTCGGGTCGCCTTCGTTGGGGTCAGCAGATCTTCGTGCAGCTCGGCGATCTGGTCGAGGGGCCCAGTGGTTGAGGTGTGGCAGTTGTCGCAGACCTCCGAGCCGGGGCGGGCGAGGCGGGGCATGCAGCCGCGGCAGGTCTCGGGGTCGGCGCAGGAGTCGAGGTGCACATCCTTCATCGGCCGGCAGTGCGGCTCAGTCTTCTCGGGTTCGCAGGCAGTGCACGGACGGGCGGCGGCACACAGCTTGGGCGCACTCGGCATGGTTCGTCCCTCTTGTTGCGACGGCGCGGTAACACGGTTCTACCAGCGGCGATAGTAATATCCGATAGAGCAGATAGCCTCTTTCTATGCGACCGCCGGAGAGCCCGCCATGAGCCAGACACCCACGCCGAAGCAGCCTGGACGTGGCTTCTGGAGTGAGCTCGGCGGCCTGCTGCCGCCCCGGCCCGGGGAGCATGGCCGTGGCGGCTACTACCGCGCGGCGTCTGCGGGTGAGGTCCTGGTCGGTGCGGCCGGCCTGGCCCAAGGGGCGACGTACAACGAGGTCGTGGTCACGGCCGGTGTGCGGGCGCTGCAGAAGCGGGCCAACGAACTGCAGCTCGGCACAGCTGCCCTGGCCTTGACCGGGCAGGTGGGGCCGCGGACCGGCGACGCGTTCCGTGCGATCCAGGCCCGGTGGCGGCTGACCGAGGACGGCATCTGCGGTCCGAAGACGGTCCGTGCGGTGGTGGTCCCGATCGTGGTGTCCACGGCGATGTCGTGGGGCGTGCCGGCCTGGTGCCTGGGCGGGATTGTCGGGGCCGAGAGCCAGTGGGATCCGGCCGCGGTCGGTGTGAAGACCCCTGCGGATACGGGGATCTGCCAGATCAACCGGGCGGCGCACCCGGGCGTGACGGTTGAGCAGGCCACCGATTTTGAGTGGGCGCTGGAGTGGACGGCGAAGGACTTGATCGGGCACCGCCAGGAACTCGCGCGGGTGGCGCGCCCGGGGATGGATGCGTGGGAGCTGGCGGTCGCCGCGCATAACTCCCCGAGGGCGGCGAAGGAATGGGCTGAGAGCGGGATCCCGGGGACCGACCCTGATCCCCTCGCCTATGTGACGAAGGTCCATCAAGCGTGGGAGGAAGCGAAGCGATGACCCAGACACCCGATCCCGGGGATGGCCCGGACCGGTTCGGAACGGTGGCCAGCTCGCTGGTGCCGATGGACCTGAGCCCGGAGCCGGAGGGCTGGGCGGCCCGACCCGATGACGACGACCAGGGCCTGCCGCCCGTGGAGGCGCCGGACGCCGACCTTTCCGGTGGCCCGGTGCAGCCGAGCGCCGATGCCCTCGACGGCCTCGAGTTCGACGAAGGCGCCGACCTGGCCCTGCTGCAGGAGATCGGGGACCGAGCAGATGACTGACACCCTGACCCTCAACCAGGTCGAGGCGATCCTCGAGAACCTGGGCTGGCGGATCCGCACGGCCGGTGAGCGGCGGCAGGCGATCCGGAACTTCCAGCTGGCCTGGAACCTCGGGCCGTCGCTAAAAGCGGACGGCGTGCCGGGCCCGCTGACCTCGGCCGCTCTGCGGATCTCGGAGTCGCGCCGCCGGGCTGGGAAGCCGACGGCCAGTGCGCATTTCAGCTTCATCGAGTTCCGGTGTAAGTGCGGCGGCCGGTACTCCTCGTGCGCGCGGATCTGGATCCAGCGGTCGACGATCCGGCAGATGGAGCGGTACCGGGCCGAGTCCGGGCTGGGTATCTCCATCGTGTCCGGGTGCCGGTGCGAGGAACACAACCGCGCGGTGAAGGGGGCGCTGCACTCCCAGCACAAGCTGGGGAAGGCGAGCGACTTCGCGCCGGCCCGGTCGGTGGCCTGGTTCACCGACCGCGGCATCTTCAAGCCCGGCGGCCTGGGCGCGAACCCGGCCCGGCTGGTCCGGCACGGCGACACCGGCCCCAACCGCGGCTGGTCCTACTCGACGTGACAACAACTTTCGACCCTGACCCCCTCGAGCTCCTGGGAGGGGCAGGTGGACAAGACCATCTGGATCGCACTGATCGGTCTGGCCGGAACGCTCTTGACGGTCGCGGCGACGGTCGTCCTGGGTGTGCGGGCCCAGCGGGCCGAGCGCCGTACGAAGACGGCCGAGGCGCAGAAGGAAGCCGCCGAGCGGGAGGCCGAGGCCGAGCGCGACGAGAAAGAGCGGATGGACAAGCGATGGAACGACCTGGTGGACGCGAAGGACACGGAGATGGATCGGCTCCGGGCGGACCGGGATCGGTACCAAGAGCTGTGGCAGCAAGCCCTGTCGAAGAGGCGCCCGTGACCGGCTCGAGCCGGTCACGGCATTGGTGGTCGGTGCCCACGGGGATCGTGTCTCTGATCGGCGTGCTGGGCTGCCTGATTGGCGTGACGGCTCTGACCATCTCGGTGATTGCCCTGAATACGTCGGTGCAGCAGACAGCTGCCCAGGGACGCCGTGATGCTCGGCAGTCCGCGGTGATCGCAGCGGCCGAGGCGGCGAAGGCGGCGACGCACGTGACGGCTTGCCGGCAGTACGCAGGGACGATTGGCCCGCCGGGTGCACCGCCGACCACCACGGACCGTGGGGCTTTCAACATCGCGTACGCCCGGGCGGCCTATCACGCCGAGCACTGCGATTCGGTCGCGTTCTCGACGTGGATCCCGGCGGACTTCCAGAACCTCATCCCGCCGCGGCCGCTCACGAAGGCCACGCCGAAACCCTGACCTGAGAGTGAGTCCGGCATGCAAGAGCAGACCACCGAGCTGCTGCTGTTCTTCACGTACGAGCACCTCGACGACCATCTGCAGGCGGTCAGCAAGCCGTACTGCGACCTCGCGCATCAGTCGGCCGAGCTGCTGCCGGCGAACACCCAGCTCGTTGCCTGCCTCCAGCACCTCCTGGAGGCGAAGGACGCCGCCGTCCGGGCGGCGCTCATTCCCCGCTTGACCGAACAGAATCCGGAGACCATGCCATGACGACGATCGATTCTCTGTCCCCGACCCCCACCCGGTACGAGCTGCAGGTCGCGTACCTGCGCAAGTTCGTGATCAGCCTGGGCCCGGTGCTGCTGGCCGGGGTGATGGTGCTGTCGAACGCGGCGGACGCCGGCGGCCGGATCACGTCCGGGGTGACGTGGATCAGCGCGCTCCTGGCGATCGCGGGTGCGGCCGGCACGTTCTTCCCGAGCAACGCGGTGGCCAAGCTGGTCGCTTCGCTGGCTGCGGCGATCGGGCAGGCCATCGTGGCCGCGGTGACCGACGGGCAGATCAGCATGGCTGAGGGCCTGCTGGTGCTGACGCAGATCCTGGCCTGGACCAGCGCGGGCGTGGTGGCGAACGGACCGGCCCCGCGGGTAGCCCAGGGCGTCACTGCGGTGCTGGATCCGCGGTAGCGGTGGCCGAGCGCCCGGTGAGCGACGAGCGGTGGGAGGACCTGCTCCACCCACCGGCGTCGCCGCACCGCGGCCGGTCCCATCGGACGGCCGAGGTGCTGGAGGGCAGGACCGGGTCGCAGCGGGTGGATGACCGGGTGGCCGATCGGGAGTGGCGTCGGCGGACCCGGTGGTTCCTGCTGGGGGTCGGCGTGGCCCTGGCCGCCATCGTGGCCGGGGTGTGGTGGGTGTCCTGGCCGTATCTGTGACCCCAGGCTGGTCACCGGGCGGCCCCGTCCGGCGGGCGTTCGCCGTGCGCCGTGTGACCAGTCGGTGACCAACCTGGCGATCGTGACCTGGCCGGCGCCTCCTGCCAGGCCGAGTTCTGCCTGGTCAGGCGGGTAAAGCTGTTGGTGGGCCCCCGGGGGATCGAACCCCGAACCCGCGGATTAAAAGTCCGCTGCTCTGCCGGTTGAGCTAGAGGCCCTTGGGACGACGCCGACCCGCTCCCCCAAGGCTAGGGGAGGGAGGGCCGGTCGGCAGGCGACCGAGGCGCAATCCCTCCGACAGATTACCGTGCGGTAGGCCGAACGGTTGGGCTACTCCCCGGTCGGATGCCTCACGAAGGCCAAAAGTGTCCCATCCGTGTCACGGACAGAGGGATGTTGCGACGGTGAGCTAGTCGTCGGTGACGCAGCGCGGGCAACACGCGGGGTCAAGCAGTCTGCTCGGCGGCCCGATGCGGACGGCGTGGGTATCGACCAAGCCATTGAGCGCTTCGAGGCCGCCTGGGTCGCTGCCGGCCTACCCCCGACCGGCAGGCCCCGGCTGCTCTTCCCCATCGCCTACCGGAGCCACGGCTTCAACCTTCGCGGACCTTCTGCGCCCGGGGAACGACACCGGCGGTGCACTGTTCTATTGGGCCTACGGAGGCACGCCCTTCACTCTCGCCCACCAAGACCTGTCTACCTACCTGGACCAATGGACGTCCGTGATTGAGTTGGGTGACTTCCTTCGGGAACGCATGTCGGACGGTAGGGAGCGTTTCGAGCTCGGACCGCAGCAACGATGGCTGTTGGTGGCCGCGGACCGGCTACTTTGAAACTGTTCTCAAAGTCAGTGAATTCGCGGAGTTCGTCTCCGCCGCGCAGCCTGTGCGGGCTCCAAAGAATGCGTACGCTGTGGTCCCCTCGGAGCAACTACCCAAAGGGGAGAATCACGAAGTGACGTGCATCGTCGGCATCACAGACGGCCACACGGTAACCATCGGTGGGGACTCCGCCGGTAGCGATGGCTGGCACGTCGCGGTGCGCTCGGACTCGAAGGTGTTCCAGGTCGGCCCCTACCTCATGGGCTTCACGACGAGCTATCGGATGGGCCAGCTCCTGCGGTACTCCCTTACCGTCGGCGAGCCGGACACGTGGGACGTCGATCGCTTCATGGCGACGACGTTCATCGACGCGGTACGGCAGTGCCTGATCGAGGGCGGATACGCGCGTACGGAGGACGGCAGGGAGGAGGGCGGCCAGTTCCTGGTCGGCATCCGTGGACGTCTGTACGTCGTCGACTCGGACTACCAGGTCGGGCACACCATTGCGGGGTACGCCGCGGTTGGCTCGGGGTACCTGGTTGCGCTGGGGTCGCTGCACTCGACGGCAAAGTCCCCGATCGACGCCCACAATCGTGCCGTGATGGCTCTCGAGGCGGCGGTCGAGCTGACTGGGGACGTCCGTCCGCCGTTCACGGTCGTGCACGCGGACTAGGGGCCAAGATTGTCGGTGCCTTCCAGTAGAACTTCTCCCATCACCCGGAGGCGCCGGGGCCAGGGAGGGCGGCACTGTGGAGAAGCACCAGACCGATCCAGCGCGGGCCAGCACGGTGCCGCAAGTCGCGCCGATCCATCCGCGCAAGCTGGCGAAGGTGCCGTTCCTTGAGTTGACCGACGGACGCTTGCAGGGAGTTGTGTCCAGCGGCTCCGACATCGAGCGGGTGTACGTCTCGTCCATCTCGGCCGGGGACCACGGTCTGAGCTGCTCGACCAACAACAACCGGCCGTGCGGTGGGCTGAACGGCCGGAGCTCGTGCAAGCACATCGAACTGCTGCTGGCCGAGGCCGAAAAACAGTTCGGGGCGACACAGGTGGCGCGCTACCTGAGCATCGAGGTCGCCGAGGGTGAGCCGCTGTTCGGCGGCCTGCACCCCACCAGCGCACCCGGGCACGCAGCCGAGGTCTTCAGCAGCTTCCTTCGTCATCTCGCGTATCTGGAGATCCCCGTGAGCACCGAACCCCTGCCCGAGCTGCAGTGGTTCCCGGCCGGGCCGGCTCAGCCGTGATCCTGGCCGAGGCCCTGAGCACCTCGCCGGAAGGGCTGCCCGAAGCATTGTCCCTGGTCAATGGGCTGGACGACGCACTCGTCCATGGCCTGGGCCGTCCGGACGAGACCCATCTGGAGGCGCTGGCCGACCTGGCCGCGGTCTTCGCCGGTTCGCCCCTGGCCGAGCCGGTGGGCGCCGCGGTCGGCAAGATCGAGGCGGGATCGGTCACCGACGAGCACCTTCTCGCTCTGGCCGGCGCCCGATCAGCCCTGTTCGGAGCAGCCCACGATTCCCTTCTTTCAATGGTGGACGCGGCAACTGGGCGAACCAGGGAGCCCTACCCGGCCGATGTGGTTGCGAAAACCTCGGTTCCCGCCGGAATCCGTTCCTGGCTGCGGGAACTGGCGATCGTCGGCTGGCGCGGCGTGGATCACGAAGTTGCCGCAGCTGGTGCCCGTGCCGTGCCCGGGCTCCTCGAGGATCCGCAGCATCGCCGCATGGCCGTGCTGATCGACGGCCTTGCGGCCGAGCTACGGGCGGCCGCCCCCGTGGCAACCCAGCCTCAGGTCCCAGCCCGACGCTGGGCCGACCTGTGGAGCCGGGCGTTGCTGATGAGTCAGGTGCAGGCGCCGCTCACCCCGATCGACGGCCGCTTCCTGATCCTCGGCGCCGATCTGCGCGAGCACCCAACCGCGTTCCAGGTGCAGGTGCACGGCCTGCTGGAGACCGGCGACGAGGTCCGTCTGGTGCGAACCGCGTTGGCGGCCGGCAAGGTCGACACCATCACCGGGCCGTCGGTCTGGCGCCTTCTGTCGGGCTTCCCGGTTCTGCTCAGCGCGCTCGCGGGCCAACGAGTCCTCGAACTCACCGGCATGCTGCTGAGCGTCTCCGGAGATCTGATGTGGGACGAGTCGCGCGCCGCCGCTGGTGAAGTGGCCGATCCGTTCGCTACGGCTCGGGTTCGGCTGGGCAGCGCACTCGCCTCATCCGTCGCTCCGCTCGACCGGCACCCCGCCGTCATCGCGGAACCGGTTCTTCTGGAAGGCTACAAAGCCGGTCCAGCCGGTCTGGACCTTGGCGGCTCGGTCCTCCCCGTCGATCCGCTGCCCGCTGCTGGACCGCTCACCCCGGCCCTGGTTTCGGCATCGTCAGCTTGCATCGGGCTCCTCCGGTACGACGCTGCCGGCTGGTCCATCCGGCCTCTGGCCGTACAGGCCACCGTGCGCAAGAAGTCCGTCGCGGTGCACACCGCCGACTGGGCGCTGGGCCCGACCGAGGCCAAAGCCGCCAAGGCCGAGGCCACGGCCGGGCAAGCCGTCGAGGTGCTGCGGGAGCGAGCGGGAAGGTTGCTGCGGAAATGAACGAACGTTCGTCCGATCCAGCGAACCCCGCCGAAACGCCAGATTCCCACCCGGCAGACAGCCGCGACACCGCCGCCGAGAACCGGCGTCAGGTGCTCTACTGGCGCCTGCTGGCACGCCTTTTCGACCCGGATGAGCAGCTGGCGCTGGAGACGGCAAGCGTTGCCGTGGTCGATGACCTCGGCTTGCCCGCGGCTCTGCTCGACCCGACGACGTCGGTGGACAACCTGGTCCAGCGCTTTCCCCACCTGAAAGCGGAGTTCCAAGGACTGCTCACCGCCGAGCCCGAAAGCGACCTAACCGAGAGCGGGGCCGGCCTGGCGCTCGGGTCAGCGAACACTCCTGCGCCGAACAGCGCGGTGGCGCCCCCGACAGGCACGTCGAAGGCATCAGCATCCCTGCCCGCGTCCCAATCCGACCCGGTCGTAGAAGGTGCCGCCGGCCAGGACCACCCAACCATCGCTTCCTCACCCGGGACTGGTGCCTCTGAGGAGACCACCCCGGATGCGGGGCCCTCGTCCAGTGATGGCGCTGCGGCAGATCAGGCCACGAACGATGCACTGGCCCGCAGTCAGGTTCGGCCCGACGACCAGCAGGACGAGGTCCGTCGAGCTGCTCTGGTCTCGAAGCTCCTCCTCAACGTCTTCGCCACCGGCAGCGGCAATGTCACCGCCGGCCAATTGGCCCGCTGGCAGTCCGACGCCAACTGGTTCGAGAAGGCCTGCGGATTCGATCCCGGCGAGATGCGCGGCAAGGGAGCCGGGAACGGGCCGGGTGGCCCGGGCAGGCTCGGCCCGGTCCTGGCCGACATCGAGGGCGACCTGGTGCGCCGCATGCAGTTGCGCGAGGTGCTGGCCGACCCCCGCCTGGCCCGGCAGCTCACGCCCAGCATGTCGCTCATCGAGCAGTTGCTGCGCGACAAGGGCAACCTTGACGGAGTTGCGCTGGCCAACGCCAAGGCCCTGATCCGCAGATTCGTCGATGAGGTGGCCGAGGTCCTGAAAACGCAGGTGGCGCAGGCCAGCGCGGGCACCATCGACCGCTCGATCCCGCCGAAGCGGGTGTTCCGCAATCTCGACCTGGATCGCACGATCTGGAAGAACCTGCCGAACTGGAACCCTGAGGACGAGAAGCTCTACGTCGACCGGTTGTTCTACCGTCAGACCGCCAAGCGGGTCACCCCGGCCCGGCTGATCGTGGTGGTGGACCAGTCCGGGTCGATGGTCGACTCGATGGTCAACTGCACCATCCTGGCCTCGATCTTCGCCGGTCTGCCCAAGGTCGACGTGCACCTGATCGCCTACGACACGCGGGCTCTCGACCTCACGCCCTGGGTGCACGACCCGTTCGAGGTATTGCTGCGGACCCAGCTCGGCGGGGGCACCGACGGCACGGCCGCGATGGCCCTGGCCCGGCCCAAGATCGCCGACCCGCGCAACACCGTGATCGTCTGGATCTCGGACTACTACGAGTACAACGCCCAGCAGCTGTACGAGCAGATCGAGGCCGTGCACCGGTCCGGGGTGCGGTTCATCCCGGTCGGGTCGGTCAGCAGCTCCGGCTCACAGAGCGTCTACCCGTGGTTCCGGCAGCGCTTCAAGGACCTGGGAACGCCCGTGCTCTCCGGGCACATCCGCAAGCTCGTCACCGAGCTCAAGAACTTCATCGCCTGA